AAAGGCTTTAGCTATGCGCAATTGTTCAGGCGTCATGACTCGATCATCCGAGTCGCACAGAATTGCGCTGAAAAACGCATCGAATCGAACGGCATCCTTCCGCGCCTCTGCAAGCTGCCGCTCCAGCGCTTCGATGTAGTCGGCGGCCTCGGCGCGCTGCGCGTTCATTTCAGCGTATAAATCGCTCGGCCTACCGAATTGGCTCAATGTCAAAGATTGCCGCAGTCGCGCCTTGATATCGACTGGCGCAACCGCGCAATGGTGCAAATGCTCGATGCTGTCGGGCGCGAACGGGGCGTCTTGCAGCGGCAGGTTTTGATGGTTCATGCTGAAGCCTCCCCGCCAAGCGCATCAACAATATCTGCCAGCATCCGGCTCAATTCGCCAGTCATAAGCACGAAATCAGAATCGAAGCGCTCGCAGTCGTCTTGCATCTTGCTATCCGAGTTTTCCTTGATCACGTCCAGCGCAGTAACGCGCTTGATCGCCAGCGATTCGGTCAGCACGAATGTAATCTTGTCGGCCCAGGTCAGCGCCAGTCGCGTGCATTGCTTGCCGGCGGCGATGTGGCGGCCCATGTCGTCAGCGTCCAGCGTGTGGCTGACATAGCGCACCGCAGATTTATCCATGCCACAAGATCGCAGTTCGGTATCCTGATCGATGGTGAATCCTATCGGCGCCTCGTCGGACGATAGCCAGCTGGTCATTGCGGCCAGTGGCGACTGTATGACGCGCAGCGACGTGACCGGAAACTGATCAACCGATTTCAGCAGCAACTTGAGAACATCATCGGCTTTCGATGGCGTGGCCGAATCAATCACCAGCCAACCGTTGACCGGATCGATCCAGACTGCGGTATGGTTTTGCACCGCGAAGGCGCGCGGCAGCAGTTCATCGGCGACTTGCTCCTTGATTTCGCGCATTTGCTTGCGCCCGGGCTTGAATCCTTGCTGATCTTCCAGTTCCGCGGCTTTGGCCTTTGATACCTGATTGATGACCGATGCCGGCAGCAGGCGCTTTTCGGTACAGAGCTTCAAGAGCATTTGCCCGTTGACGGTATGCACCAGATCGCCACCGTCGCGCGGCGGAGCGAATCCCTGCGATTGCACATCCATGCCGGTGCACGGCACGAATGCGCGACTTAACAGGCATTCATTCAATTGCGCCGCGGTCATCGCGTAGTTGGCGGGTAAGCGGTAAATCTGTAAATTTTTAAGCCACATGATGAGTATCTTTCAAAGTTGTTGTATTCAGTGCGGGAAGTGCTATGTTTTATTGCGTACCGTCTTAAAATTGTTGAAATAACGCCGAACCGCGTACTGCCGAACCAGAGAAATTGCCGTGAAATACATCGTGATCTGGACGTTGGTGGACATCGATACGTAGATGCCGCACAGCGGGAAAATGACTGATTGACTTGCCAGCGATACGAGCATGCCGATGCCGATGTTGGTCACGGACTCGATCAGCGAATGGCGTTTGGATTGGGTCATATCTCGCCCTTAGACAGCGCGTATTCCAAGTATTTTTTAGCAAACGAAATGGCCTCTTCCTCGGTATCAAAACTACTGTCAGTGCCAAATTTCCCATGCTTTAAAATTGGCGTCCCATTAACCGTGGCGTAGAAAACGCTCTTTCCTGTATCAAGGTTTTCCAGCGGGCCGATAGCTGCTGGGACTTGCGCTTGAATTGCATCAATGAAATTCATATTTCACCCCAAATCGAATTTATCAAGTACCGCATCCACCATCTGCAACCCCTGCATATCGTCCAGCGCAGGCCAGAGAAACCGCGTCGCATGCGTAGACCTCATGAATTTGCGCACCTTCGCATGCACTTCCTGAAACTCCACATCGTCCAGCTTTTCATACGCAATCGACTTCGGCATCGCGCACATTTTTCCGGTCGGCCCCGGAACCATCTGGCAATATCCAGCGCCGATTTCCAGCCACTTGCGCATCGCGTCGTCGTCATCAAACTGATCCTGCGATTTGAACAGATCGCCTAAAATCGCAAAGTGAAAGCGGTGAAACTTCGGGCTGCGCGGCTCCCACCATTTCAAGACCAGCGTGCTTTGATGCGTCAATGACTGCATGCGCTTGACGAATCTGGCATAGGCACGCTGATTCTTCTCGCATGTGCCGGCGACCTTGCCCTGGTCATTGCGGGTGAGGGTGACGGTTGGCATTAGGCAGCTTGCTTCTGGATTTCGCGGGTATGGTCGATATGTGCGATCAGAGCCGCGCAAATGGCTTGCCAGTCATCCTCGTGATAAAGCACTGCGGCACGCTCACGCCCAGCCGGCTCGAATCCGATCGAGCGCAGAAAATCAGCGGTCAGCGAGAAGCCAAGGCGTGCGCCGATCTTGCCGAGCGTGAGAGTTGGTACGCCTGTATTTGGTGCGGTGAGCGTCGGCGTGTCGGAATTTTGTGGGGTAACGTCTACGACCTTGATGCCAATTGCCTCGAACATTTCCTTTCCTGGATTCTGAGCGGATTCCTTCATCACATCAGATTCCAGCCGTTGCGCTGCCGCCAGTTCGCGGCTGGCTTTTTCAAGGCGCAGACTTTCCGCCATCAATTCGGCATGGTCCGCATCATAAATTGCCTTTTGCGCCGCATATTGCTCTGCCTTTACCTTGGCCGCAGCCTCGTCCTCCGCTTTCGCCTTGGCGTCGGATTCTGCTTTTACCTTGGCTGCGGCCTTTGCTTCTTCCTCGGCTTGAATGTGCTTGCGCTCGGCTTCAAGTTTTTCCTCTTCGGCCTTCTTATGGTCGGCAATGCGCGTATTCACAAGCAATTGAAAATCATCCAGCGGCTTGCCGATGATCTGCTGCATGTCCATGAACAGGAAGCCGTAGCCTTCGGCGCTGGTCTTGCACCAGGCCAGCTTGGCGCGCACGTCGGCGGCGGTCGCATTGGTGGCGATCTTCGCGTTTGCCAGTTCGGTATCGACTGCATCATGCAGGCTGGCCAGCGTGCGCTTGTTCTTGGCGGCGCCGGCAAAGTCGGGCTGCGGATAGACCAGGTGGATCGGCTTTATTTCCGCTTCCAGCGCAGCTACATGCTCGGCAAATACCAGCTTCGCATCGGCCAGAATCTTTTCCTTGATCGCCGTTTTTTTGGTTGTGACCAGCTTTTCCAGCATCAGGCGCTTGGTGCGCAGCTGATCCTTGATGAAATCAATCGTGCGCATCAGGTCGTCGATGCTGGCGGTTTGCGCGATGGCCGCGCTCTTGGTCAGTTCGAGGTCTTTCTCGGCCTTGTCACAGAACCTGACCGTTGCTTCGGCATCAGCGAAGTCCTGATCTGTTTGCAGGTCGGTCTTGATATTGGCGATGAACAGTTCGGCGGCGGCCTTGAATGCCGGCAGATTGCTGTTGGCGACTTCACCGCGGATTTGCACTACCAGCGCAGGAAGTTGCATGATGGCTTCGGCTTGCGGCTTTTCGGCCAGTTCTTTCGGCTTGTAGCCGGCCAGGTCCTGCTCGAATTGCGACCAGCCATCAACGATGCGCTTGCGCAAGAATCCGTCAGGCTCATACCAGCAGTGCAGGCATTCAATGAGTTGGTCGTTTGCGTCGAATTTTGATGCCATGAACAGGCAGCGTTCGGCACTGGATACCATCAGCTGCTGCTCCATCTGCACCTGATAATGCTCTGGCAGGTCGGCGCCGGTCGCATCGGTGCGCGTCAGGATCGAGCGCAGTTCGTCATTGAGGCTCTTATGTTCAAATGCGATATCTTCCAGCATGGTCAATCCGTCGAAGCTGGCCGAATACTTTCCTTCCGAACCCACTACTGGATACAAATCCTGTCCGATGATCTCTTCCGCAAATGGCCGCGCCAGATCCTCGAAACGGTGTCCGTCATCAAAGCGCTTCTGTGTGGCCGAATCTACCTCTTTCGAGGTTCCGGTAAATCTGTCGTGCAGCAGTTCGGTACGAGATTTGTACGGAGACAGGCCCATCATTGCCGGCGCGTCGCTGGCGTTGAAGTGTTCTGCTCGGTATGCGTGCCAGGCCGGTGAGCCCTGGACAAGTGAGTGAGTTTTCATTGAGTTACTCCTGTTCATGCGACCAGCTGTCGATCGTGAGTTTTTGGTCTTCCGTCAGAGGGGCTTTGGTTTCAATCATGGCAATCAGGTCATCAACGGTCTTTTTCCCTTCGAGAATTACTGATCTCCACGAGCTGCGGTTTTTCTCAAAATTCTCGGCGGTGTAAAACGGACGCTGCTCTGGCGCTGTACCGTTGGCGGGAGTGATGTCAATTTCCTGCCGGGTAGCCTGAGGTATTTCTTGGTAGTCGCGCACTTCCTCGACGGATTTGATTCCCTTCAGCGCGTCAGGGAACAGGTCGCGTGCCGCAAAAGCGCGAGCGCGAATCTGCATCATCCGTTTCGGGTTTGTTGACCATGGGCCTTGCTTGCCCATCAGACCGGCCTTCTTGGCGTCATCCAGTGAGAACGAGCGCATGATCTCGCCTTGGTTTCGGCGCTTGAGCCAGACGGTCGATTGCGTGTCCGTGTTCTCGTCGCGGAATCCCTCAAATTCTGGATGGCTGACGACCAGCGCCCACATCGCATCCCCCCAAATTGCCGGACGGCCGTTGATGACCGCGATTCCTTGCAGAGATTGCATCGGCTTCAAACCAACCTCTGCGCCGGTTTGCACGGCAACCAGAACGTTGCCAGGCTTGCCGATGTAATCCTTTGGAACCATGTCCGAGCTGGCGATGATCTTGGCGTACTCCATCGCTTCGGTCAGGTTGCGCGGGGCCAGTGAGAACATAGACTGATCCTGCATGGTTATTTCATTCATTTTCTTCCCCTGTTATTTTTTAAAAACCCGTACTGCATTCCGTACCGATGCAAACCTGCTATTTCCTTTGCGTCTCGCTAACCGGTACAGGATCGGCATCCAGAACAGGTTTGTTGCTATTTGCTCCATGCTGCAAACTTTCAAATCTGGCGCGGATATTGGTGTCTTCCGCTTTGATGTATGGGGCGGGCCGGATGATCTTGTGGGCCATTGGCGGGGTGTCGTTCATGCATCCTCCATCCGTGACAGGATTTCATCCTCGATGTCGCTGATTTTTCCGTCCCAATGCGCTGTGCGTGGAAAAAAATCGGTAATGTTGAATCCAGCTTCCAGCGTCATCAGAACCGCATCGTCATCCGACGCATCGGCAAAAACCATCGGCGATGTCAGCGTCACCTTCCAGATTTCCACCTGCGGAGCATCACCCGGGGAGCCCGGATCGCCCATCGTGGCCGGCTCTTCCTTGCATCCCGGCGAGTAGCTGTATTCGACCTCTACGCAGCACGATCCGATTTGCACCAAGTCGACGCCGTTGATCTTGGTTTCCAATTCGCTGATTGACGATTGCGCAGTTGGCAGCGTTGACTTGCGCGCCTTCGCTGCCTTCTCAAACAGCGTGGAGTAATGCGCAAGACCGGCTGCGTTAGTGGCGGTCAGCATGGCAGCACCGTTACGCCGCACAGCCAGCCGAATTTTTCATGTGCGTCATGCTCTACCTGGCCGCTGCTGAATCCGATAACGGGTAGCCGAATGGTTGCGCCTGCTTCCGTTTTGATCGTGACGTTGAATGACTTCATGGCTTACTCCGCTTGGTGTTTTGGCGCCGCCGCTACGCGGTGGCTGGTGACCGGAGACCTGGGATCAGAGACTTATTGGCGTGGTGCAGCGGAAGCCGACAGAGTCGTAGTCGCTGTCCGGCCAAACGTAGTAGAGACGGAACACGCCGGCGTAGTCCCCGACGTCCCAGCAGCCGCCACGGACGAGCGCATAGCCAGACCAGTTGGTCCCGGACTCAGGGATGTAGCCCATGCCTTTTTGCTTGGATGGATACGGGGCGGTAGCGATCGAGGCGGAATCTTTGGCGAATGCCGAGGCGATCAGGCCGCTTTCATTGCCTTGAATGTCGTCATGCACCCACGTGTAGACGTTGCCTGCCAGGCCATATACACGCTCGCCATTCGACAACTGGTGCCAGGAACGCTCTTCCGTATCGCTTGATACGAAGTCGGCCGTTTGCGCACTGCTGACGGTTCCCTTGTGCAGTCCTTGGAATACTTTGCCTTGGCCGACTTTGCCGCCAGCCCAGTTGATGTCTTGTTCGCAGACGTCAAGGCGGATCGCCAGCTCTTGCGATTCACGCGCTAGCTGGTATCCGGCCGCCGTGCAAGCGTCCACCGCTGCGGCAAATTTGATATTGACCCAAGGCTTCTCGGACGGAGACAGGACGATCTTGCCGCCAGCCCCTTTCGAGCATGGATATTTCGCGTACTGGAACGAAGGGACGCGCAGGCCGCTAGGCAGAACGCGTTCAGGCACCGTGACCCAATGTTGCTGATCGTCATGACCAAGGCTTTGCATCAGCGAGACCGAGCCGGTAACGATGCGCGACTCAGCCATCAGCACGATCATGTGCTGGCCGGACGCAGGGTGCAGGAACTTCGTCAATCCTTCCCATTCGCTGGCGACTTCCAGCCCGGTGATTTTGCGACCCTGCAGGTGCGCGGTGAAAGTGCGCTCTTCCGTTAATTTCAGGCTGCTTGCTGTGTTGTGTGCTTGTGCCATGTTTGGCTCCTGTGTTTGTTGATTCAATCTTCAACAACAGAGGGATTCAGGGGATGGCGCAGACCAGCTTTGCTATACTTTCCGAGCCGGCGCCACTAACGCCGGTTGCGGTCTAGTAAGCCGCTAAAGGTGTCTTGCTCATCGTTACCTAGGAAAAGCGGGTGCGGTTAGTAAAGCCGCGCCCGCCAGCCCTAAAGCCGCGCGCACTCTCCTGAATCCCAAGTTGTCAAAGAGCTGCTGCATGCGCCAGCGTTGTGCTGGCTGTGTTTGTTGATTCGATGGAGTAAGTATAGTATATCTATACATAAAAAGTAAAGAAAAACTATACAAAAATGCTAAAATATTTCCATCGCCAAATTCGGCGACGAAAAAATACCCGCGCTCGGTCGGGTTTTTAAGGGGAATCTATGTTTACTTTACCGAAGGGCACAATCGTCAAATTTCGAGGACTGCCATTTATGCTGCTGGAAGATGCGCCGACCGATGGCTCGGAGGAGAATTACAAATTAGCCTTTAGCCAGGAACTGACTTCTGGCGGAAGTCCTGCCCACGCAGCATCTCCGTTTGCAACCTTTGAAACAAAAAGCGCATCATCTGCGTCCATCGATCTTCTTAAGTGATCCCGAATCGCCGTTGATCCCAAGGTAGTCACGACCAGCCACGTGGAATCGACTGGATGACACCAACTGCCAAGTGATTTAATTGCGTCATACAGTGCTGGATAGTTCTTCTGTTTATTGAGGTCGTAGCTGATTATGTAGACTGCCATATCGTTCTTTCATAGTTGATGGACGCGCTCCACGTAGCCGACAAGCTTTGCGTGGGGCGCACTTTGATTATAAGTTGGCAACTGGAAATGTTGCCAAAAACGACAGCGGAAAATACCCAGTCTAGCGGGGTTGGTTCGGAGGATTAAGGCGTTAAAAAACGCCGAAGCATCTGGATGTATCCACTCCATTGGCTACAATGGGTTGATGGGAGGATGCGACTATGCCGGAAAACGTAGATTGGAGCCAAGCGCCAAAGGGTGCGCGGTGGTGGGCGATGGACGCCGATGGAAAGGCAAACTGGTTTGTTGCGCCAAACGTGGTGGCGCGTACCAATTTCTGGTTTTCTGAGCCGATACCGGCGCCGAACTTTGGCTATATCGGAGACTGGCGCGAAAGCCTGGTGGAGCGTCCTGCGAAGTAGGGAGTGGTTGGCGTAAAAAAGCCCGCGCAGGGCGGGCTGGTGCAGTAAACACGAACTAATAAGTTTTGTCAGTCGCTGTGAAAATACTCGCGCAGTACAAAGAGGAGGCCGATTACGCCGCCAATTGCTAGAAACAATTTATTTGATTTCAGTGCTTCTTCGAGGATTGCTTTTGAAAAAGCCGTTCCGACAAGCAGGAGGAATGGAACAATCACAGTTCCATTCATAAAATCGATGACGATGTCTCTGAAGTCGAAGCAATCGCTATTCTTCTTTATAGCTCGCTTAACTGGCCGAATAAAACAAGTAACTCCGGCAACCATGAGAGTCGCCATGTCCATTGGGTTTCCGTCGAACTGCATCAATTTTATGCCCAATGCGCAAGTTTAAATCCGATTGCAACAACTGATGCGCCAACTGTGCCACCAATAACGTCCTTGATATGCGATGTGTCATATCCAAAAATAGGGGCAAGCGCACCAAGCAACGCGGCTCCAGCAATTGCCCCGGAAAGGCACAGTCGAATAAAGGCAAGTTTTGACAATTTCTTTTTCATAATTCCTCCCGGAATAGGTGTTCTTATTCGCCTAGCGCATAGATATGCTAACGCAATTTTTGACGCTCAAAGCAAACAAGCGACACGAGTCGCTTAAAAATATCTACTGAGCAATTTTGGCAAATTCACTAAAGCGCCGCTCTCGGTGAGTCAGCTAGAGAATATGAAAGAAGTATAAGCCATCTTTACCTGAATTATCCACATTTTCTGTGGGTAATTCAGTGGATAACTTACGCTCGATCAAAGTAAGTCGTTGATATCACTGGCCTAAAATTCGATGCTGTAGATCAATGCAGATTCAACACCCATACCGCTTGCGCCCATTGATGATCTGGAACCTGCCGCCACGCGGCCCGGTGTGGCACGTTGATTCATTGGCTACTGGCTGAGGCTGGGACTGATAACTGGCTTGCTTAACCGGGTGCCGGAACTCCCACGGCGGCAGCGACACCTTGTCTGCCCACAACCCTTTGCGGCCGGACCTTGCGGTCTGCTGTACAGCTGGCAATGCAGAATCCTTGTTGTACTGGGCATACACCCATGCCATGCCGCGCTCGACCTGGGCCCGGTTGGCATCGATGCCGGAGCATGTCACGCGCGCGACGGTGCGGCCGTAGCGGTCAACCGTCTGTGCTCGATAGGTCGCATCCTTGCCCCAGCACAGATCGGATAGCGATTCTTTTGAGCGCTGGCCGAATGCCTGCTTCTTCTCAGGAGCATCGATGTCGGACAGCCGGATTTTCAGCGGCTGGCGATCTACCAGCAGCGTCATGGTGTCGCCGTCGGCGATGCTGATGACCTGATGGGCATGGGCGGGAAGGGCGCAAAGCAATAGCAGGGCGAAGATAGTTTTCGCCGGTGTTTGTAACATCAACGGGAAGCCATTCAAAGTAGCGTAAAGAAACCCGCGCTATGCGGGCTATTGGTTAGTGGCAGTGACGCTCGCCTGTTTTATGATTCACGTGGCAGCCATTGGCGTCGGTGCCGCCAGAGTGCGCAAAAGCAGGAGCGCTGCCGATTAGCATCAGTCCCAAGATAAAGGCCATTGTTGTTTTCATATTATTCCCTTTGATATTCGGCAAAGTGGCGTGCCGTTGCGCCGTTCTTTTAGTCAAGTCTGTATGTTCGATCTTTTGGGCTTTGGAGACCTTATAGAGGACTTGGCTTTGGCAGCTTGTTCGGCCTCTACGATCTGAACAACTTTCTTAAATCGTTCGTCCAATGAAAGCCCTTGGTTTTCCGGAAGCGCCTTCAAGACATTGTCAATTTCCTTGGCGCGGCCCCATAAAGCCGGGTCGCTTTGTTCCCATTCACGTAATTTTTGATTGCGGTTAATCGCCAGCCGAACCATCTCAGCTTGCTGATGCTGCTGTTCTTCTTCGACAATGAATACAACATAATTGAAGCGCTCATCCAAAGATAGTTGAGCGTATTCAGGGCGATTTCTTACATCCTTATCGATTTCCACTGCGCGCGCCCAAAGAACCGGGTCACTCGATTTCCATTGCGACAGCTTGGCATTACGCCGAATGGCGGATTGCACTGATTCCTGCAAATCGGCCTGCCGCCTTTCTTCCGCCCGCCGCTCGCGGTCTGCCGCAGCATCAAGCTGCTGTTGCTTTAATTGTTCTAGGTGGAGTCTCTGAAGTTCAAGCTTATACTTGCGGTCCTGTCGAAGTTCTTCCTCCTCATTTGCCTGCCTAACGCCCTCCAATGCTCCGGTAAGACCAGCCCCAAAACTCCCCGCCCAAGAATTGTTGGTGAGAAGCACAATAAGAAAAAGTATTTTTTTCATTATTTCCCCTTCGGCAGAAGCGTTCCGGTGCGCCTAAATTAATTAGAGACCGCCGCGCCCGCTTTTATCGCGTACTCGCCCGATCACGGCAATGTGTTCATTGGCCAGATCCGGCGAAACTTCTTCGTCTTTGTACATTGGATTGATGCTGTGAAGAATCAGTGTCCCGTCAAGTCGCTTGAATATGCGCTTGACGCGCAGCTCGTCGCCATAGCGGATCGCATAGGTATTGCCGTCAACGATCGTTGTTTCATCCTGATTGACTAGAATCGTGTCGCGGGCGAACAGCATGGGTTCCATACTGTCGCCAGAAACGCGGAAGCGCCGCACCCGGTCAGGATTCATGCCCTCCTTTTGGAACCATGACAGCCGGTAAGTGGCGGGCTCCTGATCCTCGATCAGTTCGAATGTGGCAGTGCGCCCATTGCCGGCGCTGAAAGCAATTTTTGATTCAGGCACATAAACGACATCATCCTGGGGCGCGTCGTCCGGGTGAATAGCGGTGATATTGGATATGTTTTCGCCATTCGGCGATCCAATTATCCCCGGGGGAAGTTTTTTCCCTGTAATTTTTGAAATCGCCAAAAGCTGTTGAAGGCTTGGTTCGTGCTTTCCCGTTTCCCAATGCGAAATATTCGCCCGCGAGTGTCCTCTCGAGACCCCCAGTTCAAGCGAAATCTTCGCGCCCAACTGCTCACCAGACAATCCTGCCTCTGTTCTAGCTGATTTTATCCAGCCGGCAATAATTTGCTTAATTTCCATATCGTCATCGTATAGATAATCTAAACAGCATTGGTATAGAAATACTTGACCTATTTGTATAGAATAACTATACTTTGGCATCATTAATCAACCGCTTGCCAGAAATGACCCCAGAAGAAGCCTTTGAACAAGCACTCGCTCAGATTGGTTCCATGCAGTTGCTTGCAGACCATCTTGGCATCACAAAAGGTGCGGTTAGCCAGTGGAAGCTGGAGGGTCGTCGCATCCCCGCAGAACATTGCCCATCAATTGAGCGGCTTACAAATGGCGCCGTCCGCTGCGAAGACCTGCGCCCCGATGTCGATTGGGCATACCTGCGCAGCACAGCAACCCCAGACCCATCCATCGCCGAAGCCGAATCCGCCCGCAACGGTGGCGTTCGCCTGCCCATCAACCCAGAGAGACTTAAATGAACGATACCAAACTGACACCCCGCCAAAACATTGCCATTACCGATGCACTTTGCGCCTTGGCGGTAAAGAGCGAATCGCCGGAAGCCCTGAAGGAAATCCGACGCGCCTTAGTCAATGAATGCGAGGCGATCAATCGGGAGACGAGTCCTGCTTCTCTGCCCAGGCTGCATACGTATCCATGAATCCTATGCAGAATTTTGCCGCGTCAGACCCGCGATTCTCGTCTGCCGCGCTGTATGCCAAGAGGTTTGGCTGGGTTTTAAGCAGCATCTCAAGTTGATTTGCTGCAATCGCAATCGCTGTCGATTTATCCATGGGAGATTCCTTCGTAAAAAATTGTTGTGTGGAAATGGCAATTTAACACGCTGGAATCGCCCGCCCTACCTGCATTGACCCTCGGCAATTTCATTGTCGAATTTTTTTAACCGTTTTGGGTACACAAATGGACCAAACAAAAATGACGACCGGTACTGAGGTTTCTGTGCCAGGCACTGAGGATGACGCGCTTTTGTTTGCGCGCATGCCGATTCAATTCACTGCGTCGCAGGAAGAAATCCACGCATTGCCGAACGCTGCTGCCGCATTCGTGCTGGCATGCCGGGCATCGGGCCTGACCGACAAAGAGATCTATTCGCACATCGGAATTGATGCGGGATATTTCTCAAATATCAAGACGGGGAAGGCGACGCTGCAAGCGGACCGGGAAGCTGCGTTCTGCGCTCAGGTAGGCAATCGAATTTATCCGGAATGGCGCGCACACCGGCTGGGCTGCACGCTGGTGGTGCTGAAGTCGGAAGCCGAGCGGGTCGCCGAAGAAGAGCGCGCAAGGCGAATTGCCGCAGAAGAAAAGGCAGCGGGTTTTGAACGCGAGCTCGAATGCCTGAAAAGCGTCATGCGCGGACAGCTGGGCGGTGCAGCATGAGCGATAAGACAGGAATTGAATGGACCGACGCCACGTGGAATCCAGTGCGCGGCTGTAGTCTGGTGTCAGATGGTTGCAAGAACTGCTACGCGATGGGTGTTGCCGGCCGCTTTGTCGGGCCCGGCCAGCCGTATGAAGGACTGACCACCAAGACCAGCCAGGGCGCAAAGTGGAACGGCAAGATCATGTTGGTGCCGGGCATCCTGACTCAGCCGCTCAAATGGCAGCGGCCGCGGAAGATTTTCGTCAACAGCATGAGCGACCTGTTTCATGAATCCGTACCGGTCGAGTATATCGACCAGGTGTTTGCGGTCATGGCGCTGGCGTCGCACCACATTTTTCAGGTACTGACCAAGCGGCCGGAGCGCATGCGCGACTATCTGAATGCGCCGGATCGCGTCGAAGCGATCGGATGGGCAGAGTCAACAATTTACGAAGCCCATGGCAAGCTCACCGCAGGCGCCTACCACGGCCCGGCACACCGACACGAAACATGGCCGCTGCCGAACGTCTGGATCGGCGTCTCGGTCGAGGATCAGTATGCGGCCAACGAGCGCATCCCGATGCTATTGGAGACGCCGGCAGCGGTGCGCTGGTTGAGCATGGGGCCTCTGTTAGGGACGGTTGATCTGACTGACATCGATGATGGTATGGCCCATCGAGAAATACCGAAAGAGTTATGGACATCCGTTGACTCCGATGACAGTCCGCCAGCGATCGGTTTGAATGCGCTGACCGGCCAACGATGGATCCGACATGGCTATAACTACGATTCGGTCAGGGGGATCGATTGGGTTGTCGTCGAGGGAGAAAGTGGCCCAAAGGCGCGACCGATGCATCCGGAGCATGTCCGCAGCCTGCGCGATCAGTGCGTCGATGCCGGCGTACCGTTCCTACTCAAGCAATGGGGTGAGTGGGCTCCAGTTACCGAACTCGGTTTTGGCGGCTTTGAAAAGAAGCCAGAACACATCATCAGCACTAAGCCTGGCTATGCAATCTGCATGATCCGCTATGGTAAGAAAGCCGCCGGACGCACGCTTGATGGACAGCTGCACGACGGGTACCCAGCATGAGCGACATTTCCGCATCCATCGCCGCAATCCGCGAATCAGCATTTCAGGCCAGCCTATCCGGTCAGCCAATCACAACCACCCCATACCCGGCCGGCAGCACCGCACATACAGAGTGGGCTGCATTCTGGACGCTGACGAATTCCGAAGCGAGTTACGCATGATTCCGCACGAGTTCAACCAAGGCATCCAGTCCCCAAGCGGTCAACACCGCTTCCGCAACGTCGCAATCATGGCGCTCAATCACCGTCAGCAGACCTGCACCGGCAGCCATTGCCGCAATAAAAATCAGAGCGCCGGTCAATTCATTGCTGGGTCGACATTGTGCAAGAAATGCAGGTTGAGGACGGTATGAGTCCACAAAAGCAAAAGCTCGAAATTCGCGCCAACGAATCCGAGCCTTCTAATCACTCACCAGGATCAGCAATGACTGCGCATATTTTAAGCGAATACAACGATTTTTTGAAAGCAAAGATCAAACTGGCACAGCGCAAGGGCTTTGACGTGCCGCTGGAAGAGATCAATCCGAATCTAAAGCCGCATACGCGCGACATCGTCCGCTGGGCCTTGGCCGGCGGCCAGCGCGCCGTGTTCGCCAGCTTCGGGCTGCATAAAACTAGCACCAATCTCGAGGTGATGCGGCAGATCGGCATCCGTCGACCTGAACTGTTGCGCCTGATCGTCTTGCCGCTCGGCGTGCGCCAAGAGTTCGTGCGCGAGGTGGCGAAGCGCTTCACTGGCGAATATGCGATCGATCTGCGGTTTATCCGGTCGGACGCTGAAGTTGATGGCAGCGGCACGGTCTACATGACGAACTATGAATCTGTGCGCGAGGGCAAGATTACCGTGCGCCAGTTTGGAGCTGCATCACTGGATGAGGCCAGCGTACTGCGCAGTTATGGATCGAAAACCTACCAAGAATTCCTGCCGATGTTTGAGCAAGTCGAATTCAAGTTCGTCTATACCGCCACCCCGAGCCCAAACCGCTTCAAGGAAATGATTCACTACGCCGGTTTTCTGGGCGTGATGGACACTGGCCAGGCGCTTACCCGATTCTTCCAGCGCGACAGCGAAAAGTCCGGAAATTTGACGCTATACCCGCACAAGGAAACTGAGTTTTGGCTATGGGTAGCTTCGTGGGCTGTTTTTATTCAAAAACCAAGTGATCTGTGCGGGTGCGTATGCCACAAAGAAAAAATCTCAGCGAACAGCGGTTCGGTCGTCTCGTCGTCCAGCAATGGATTCCCGGCGCGAAGCGCGATGGCGCATGGAGTTGCGCCTGCGACTGCGGCGGAACGCACGTCGCAACATCAACCCATCTCACCAGCGGCCGAGTCATCAGTTGCGGTTGCGTGCGACCAAAGCACGGAGGAAAAGGAACCCAAGCCTATGACTCTTGGCGAGCAATGCGGGACCGCTGCAGCAGAGAAAAGAACCAGGACTGGGAAGCCTACGGAGGTCGGGGGATCACCGTTTGCGAACGATGGAATTACTTCCCCGCATTCCTCGCCGACATGGGCGAGCCCGAAGATGGTCAAACCATCGACCGGATCGACAATTCTGGAAACTACGAGCCCGGCAACTGCAAATGGGCAACTCGGCTGGAGCAGGCTCGAAACAGAAGGCCACGTAAGAATTAAGTCCTACTGCAGCGCGTGCCGTTGTGACGAAGGTTACGACCTGCCGGAAATGGAGGTGCGCTACCACGAAGTACCAAGCGACTACGACACGGCCGGTGCCGAAAAGAATGGCCAGGGGCTGCTGATTCCAAACGTGGCAATGGGATTGTCCGCCGCGGCCGGCGAGAAGCGCGACAGCATGGCCGCGCGCGTTGCCAAGGTCGCGGAGATCATGTCCGAATCGCCGGAAGATCATTTCCTGATCTGGCACGACCTGGAAGATGAGCGGCACGCCATTCAGAAGGCAATACCGGGTGTCGTCAGCGTATGGGGCACGCAAAACCTGGATGAGCGTGAGCAGCGTATCGCCGACTTCTGTGACGGGAAAATCAAAGATCTGTCCACCAAGCCGAGCATTGCCGGATCCGGAACGAATGCCCAGGCACATTGCCACCGCGAGATTTTCGCCGGCATCGGGTTCAAATTTAATGACTTTATTCAAAGCATTCACCGCGTCAAGCGCTTTGGACAGACGGTACCAGTGCGTATCGACATCATCCATACCGAGGTTGAGCGCGAAGTATTAAAAACACTGCAAGAGAAGTGGGCGCGACACGACGAAATGCAGTCAAAAATGGGTGAGATTATCCGCACCTATGGACTGGATCAATTGTCGATGCAGGATTCTCTGGCGCGCACGATCGGGGTTGATCGCCATACGGTCAAGGGCGATTTGTTCGAGGTCGCAAATAATGACTGCGTTCTCGAAGCGCTTGAACAACCGGACAACTCGGTCGGCCTGATCGTCACCAGCGTACCGTTCGCCAACCATTACGAATACACACCGAGCTATAACGATTTCGGCCACACCCAGGACAACGCGCACTTTTGGGCACAGATGGATTTCCTGACGCCGCAATTGCTCAGGATCCTGCAGCCCGGCCGCATCTACGCCTGCCACGTCAAGGACCGGATCAATTTCGGCAACGTGACTGGCGCCGGCATTCCGACCGTGAGCCCATTCCATGCGGAAGCGCTGTTTCACGGTATCAAGCACGGCTTCGATTACTTGGGAATGATTACGGTCGTCACCGATGTCGTGCGCGAAAACAATCAGACGTACCGGCTCGGATATTCCGAGGTCTGCAAGGATGGCACGAAGATGGGCGTCGGCTCGCCTGAATACATTTTACTGTTCCACAAGCCGCAATCCGACCGTTCGCGTGGCTATGCCGACGAGCCGGTGACGAAATCGAAACCGCTGTGCCTGGATGCGGATGGCGTGCAAGGCCCATTCGATCGCAAGCATGCGCCGATTGCCGGCACCGGCTACAGCGTCGCGCGCTGGCAGGTAGACGCACATGCATTTTGGCGCTCGAGCGGCAATCGATTGATGGGCGCAGCCGAGCTGGCCAGCTACGGGCCGTCCAAGCTGGCGAAGATGTTCACGCAAATGTCGCTGCAGAACGTCTACGACTACGAATATCACGTCGCCGTGGGTGAAACCATGCTGGCAAATAAATCGCTGCCGGCCGATTACCTGAGTCTGGCGCCGGGCAGCAACGATCCGATGGTGTGGTATGACATCGTGCGCATGCGCACGCTCAACGGCGAGCAGTCGGCGCGCGCGGTCGAGAAGCATGTTTGTCCGTTCCAGATCGACATTGTTGACCGCCTGATTAATCGCTACAGCAACCCAGGCGATGTTGTCTATGACCCGTTTTGCGGATTGGGCACGGTGCCGGTACGCGCAATGAAGCTGGGCCGGCGCGGTGCGGGCTCCGAATTGAATTCAGCCTATTTCGCCGATCAGGTGCATTACTGCCAAGCGATGGAGCGCGAGGTGAGCATGCCGACATTGTTCGATTTTGCAGAATTTGAAGCCGAGGTTTCAGCATGATCCAAACAACAAGAGAACAGCGCCGCCAGATGGCGCGCGACAACGCAAAGCGCCCATTAGTCTTGGCGCGACTCCCTGAGCATGAATGGCCGGCGCATCAAGATCAGAAGTTGGCCGAGGTATGGCTATCCCGACATTTTCTGGTGCAGGTTTTCAACGAGGCAAATGACATCGTTCGGCTATCTGTGAGCCGTGTCTCGGTTCAAGCTGGTACCGGCCAATGGGCTGACGGCATTACATGGGACGAACTGCAGCAGGTGAAGCGAGAGTGTGGCAGAGCCAATCTCGATGCGGTAGAGATTTATCCCGCAGATGGAGATGTGGTCAATGTCGCAAACATGAGGCATTTGTGGGTGATGCCTGCTGCGCTTCCATTCAAATGGAGTCGTGCATGAAGCAAACAACTCCAATGAAGCGCACAGCATTCGCCCGCAAGGTGCCAATGGCGCGCATACCAAAAAAGTCACCGGATCGCACGAGGAAAATCGCCCGCATCAACCATCTGCGCAAAGAACGCAGCATTTTTCGCAGCCTGGCCTATCTGGCTGCGGTGCGTTCGATTCCCTGCGTGTGCTGCGGCGCGGCAGGGCTTACGCAGGCTGCACACAGCAATCAACTGGCATTCGGCAAGGGCCGCAGCCTAAAAGCGTCTGACGCCTCTGTAATGGCGCTGTGCGGGCCCATCGCAGGCCGGATTGGCTGCCATGCCGGCCACGACCAGGGCGGTGGGCTGTCGAAAGCCGAATGGAAGGCTTTTGAGCATCAGAACATCGTGGCCACTGTCATGGCGCTGATCAAGTCTGGCCGGCTGATTGATGGCGCAGGCGAGATCACGACGCGGGTTCCGCAAGGAGAAAACCACGAATTTGAGCTGATGGCGGCGTTTCTGGTGGGATTGATTGAGCGCGGCGAGTTGCGCATTGCTGCAGATGTGGCGGGGGCATGAATGAGCTGGCTCTATCTGCCATCAGCTTGTTTTCCGGCGTCGGAATGCTCGACGAAGGATTGCGAGCCGGCCTCCGATATTTGGGCATCGCGCATCGCACCATTTGCCACGTTGAGCGGGAAGCTCACGCAGCCAGCGTCCTGGTTGCGCGCATGGAAGAAGGCTCCCTGGATGCGGCACCTATCTGGTCCGATGTATGCACCTTCGACGCAAGAGCTTGGCGCGGCAAGGTGGATTGCATCGTTGCCGGATTCCCATGCCAAGACCTGTCCGTCGCCGGCCGGCGTGCTGGGCTCGACGGCAAGCGCAGCGGCCTGTTCTTCGAGGTTGTCCGGATCGCAACTGATAGCGGTGCGCGATTCATGCTTCTGGAGAACGTCGCAGGCATCGCTAGTGCCACAGCTTCCGCTGTGGACGAAACCAGCGCCTCCGAATATGCCGCCAAGCCCACTGGAGACGGCTTTTCGGACGTGGGCATTGAAGATGGACGCCTTTTGGAGCGCGCGGCCTCCCGCGTCGTGGGAGAACTGGCCGACTGCGGGTGGGATGCGGAATGGATCGCTCTTTCAGCGTCCGACGTGGGTGCCAGCCATGGCCGCGCCCGGTGGTTCTGCCTCGCATGGCGCATGGCAAACGCAGAAGGACGAGGAAGCATCCGGCAGCGGCCGGAACTCGCGGGGCGAGCCGAAGTTGAAGTCGCAATCGATCAACTGGGAGACGCCAAAAGCAAACGAACGATCAGGCCGGACAACGAACAGCGGCGGGCAGGCACATTTGGACGTGCAAGCCAACAACTGGCCGACGCCAGCGGCGCGGGACCACAAGGGCGCGAACTCGGAACAGCATGCAACGGTAACAGGGGGGGCAGAAAACACATGGATCAATTAGCCAACTTTGTGGCGTATTCGCCCCTGGCCCAAGCGACCCTCTATGGGCAGGAATCCTCGAACGATTCCCCGAAGTCGCCCCGGCACTTGAACCCACTTTTCGGAGCGTGGTTAATGGGCTGGCCTTCGACATGGGTGATAGCCGAGCCGCACGCCTCAAGTGCGTTGGAAACGGCGTTGTGGCGCTCGACGCTGCAACAGCATTTGTCGTGCTTGCTCGACGAGCCGGAATTTTCCATGGAAGCAGCATGAGCCGCCCATTAATCAGCAAGGAGAGTGCGTAATGGATTGGTTTCGCATGTACAGCGAGTTTTCCACTGACCCGAAGATTAAGGCGATGAGTTCGTTTGCGCAGAAACTTTCCTTAATGGCTCACGAAGAGGCCGGTAAGAGGAAGACGTGCTACCCGAACTGGCGCAGAGTCGAATCCTTGAGCGGTTTTGCGCCTGATCTGTTTATGGCGTGTTTCGACGAGTTGTGCGGCGCCGGAATTGTGGCAGATGGATTCCCGAGCGTTCTCGTCGTCCTAGCCGATCGTTACCCGTTGCCGCCTATGTCAGGACCCATTGGATCGTCGCGGCCATCCGCATCCATATGGGCAAGACTACGCACTTTCGTTTTTAACCGCGATAACTTTACATGCGCATATTGCGGCCATCGTGGCGGTCGACTTGAATGCGATCACGTGATCCCTGTATCAAAAGGGGGGCATCACGGAGAGGACAATTTGGTGACCGCATGCTTCAGTTGCAACCGCTCAAAACGAGCGAAGTCCGTCAGCGAATGGAGGGATGGAAAGTGAATTACTACAGCCATCACATCGGTGATTACCTAACTGATACAGCGCATTTATCAATTCTTGAGGATGGCGCATACCGTCGATTGATGGACCGGTATTACACAACTGAGTCCGCCATCAACAGCGATGAATCAGCGCTGTTTCGGGTGTTGCGCGCCAGGAGTGAGGAAGAGAAGGAGGCTGTTCGCGTCGTCCTGTCCGAGTTCTTCACGATGACGCCAGCCGGCTGGGCGCATAAGCGATGCGACGCTGAAATAGCCGCATTTAAAGAGAAGAGCAGTAAGTCTGCAGATGCGGCAAACAAGCGATGGGGAAAGTCGAGCAATGCAGACGCAATGCCAACGCATACCGAACGCACTGCGGACGCAATGCCAACCAATAACCAAGAACCAATAACCAATAACCAAGAACCAAGTAAATCAAAAGCTACGCCTGACGGCGATCCATTCGATGGCATCGATCCGCAAGTTGTCTCCGATTTCAAAGCTCTACGAACCAAGCAGCGCGCCGCCATCACGAAAACCGCGATGGACGGCATTCGGCGCGAAGCTGACAAGGCCGGCGTAAGCCTGGGGGACGCCTTGACGATCTGCTGCGAGCGCGGCTGGCGCGGATTCAAGGCCGACTGGATCACGCAGCCGGCGCGCGCCTCCCCGCAGAAAGCCTCGATTTACGAGCAAGGGCAGGCCAATGCAGCCATCGCCAAGAAAATGATTTTCGGGGAAGCAAATGAAACAGTCTGATTTCGATCATTTCAGCAACATGCTCAACGCAGTGGGCGACCTGTACGGCAAGACGCCATCGGAGTGGGCGATTGGCATCTGGTGGAACGCCTTGCAGCAGTACGACCTGCCTGCAGTGCGCGAAGCGCTGAACCGGCACGTCAAAAACCCTGACAACGGCCAGTACATGCCGAAACCGGCCGACGTGGTGCGCATGATCCAGGGCACAACTACCGATTCCGCGCTGCACGCCTGGGCTAAGGTCGACAAGGCGGTGCGCCAGGTTGGTACCTACCGCGACGTGGTATTCGATGACGCGATCATTCACCGGGTGATGCACGACATGGGCGGCTGGGTCGGCTTCGGTACCAAGAGCGAGGATGAATGGCCATTCGTTGCGCGGGAGTTTGAAAACCGCTATCGCGGATACAAGGCGCGCAACGAGGTGCCGGAATATCAGCCGGTGATGACTGGAATCGCCGGGATGCACAACCAGAAAAACGGCTTTCGCAGCGAAGAGCCGATGTTGATCGGGAATGCGGACATGGCGCAGCGGGTGCGCTTGGGCGGTACGACGCAGCCGATTATCCAGATGCAGATTGCCGGAGCGGCGCTGCCCAGCCAAGGGGCGCGCAAGGAGCTGGCCGCTTGATGTGCGATTGGTGTCTGGCCGATGCCGGCCGCACCCACGCAAACCGGCCATGTTGCCAGTTGCGTCGGCTGGCGAAAGCGCCGCGCCACGTACAAGCGGAGCACGGAAAATCTCTGACGGCAGACGAGCGCGACGATCTCAGGCCGCGACTGCAGGCTGAAATCGATCGACTGAAAAAATTAAAGAAAAAGCAAAAAATGAAGAAATTTACATTAAACCAACAAAATAATTTCAAGAAAATCCTGAGCGCGATGCGTGACGGGGCAAAAACCATCCAGGTGATGTCCACGAAAATCCGACTGACGGAGCAATGGGTATGGACAAACCTGAAAATCATGGTTGAGTGCGGGCTGGTGCGGGTGGCGCGCAAGCGGGCCGGCAACACATCAAGCGAGTTTGCTCTGTGCGCTCTGGCTGCTGAGTTTGATGCTGCATACGGCGTGGAACGGCTGGGCCGAAAGTCGATCATGACCCCGGAATGCCGTGCGTGGATGGGGATGGCAGCATGAGTCGCGTAAAGAAGCTGAGAAACAAGGCTTACAAGCCGAAATGCCGATCTATTACTGGTGGGCTTCCCATCATCGCCAACAACCGAATTAAATCAATTCCATTGCCCGAGGAACGCCGGGCCAATGTTTGCATTGCCTATTGCCAGGCTATCGAAGCCATGACAAATGGGCGTGCTACTGAATATCACTTGGACACGATCATCTATGCACTAGGTATTGGCGTAGTTCTGGCCGAGAACGGCATTGGAGGCGATCACATTGAACTACTGCGTGATGCGACCGCCGGCGCCAGGCGAACGAAGGAACGCTATCTCAGGACTGGCGTTATAGGACTGGATGGCGATGCATTGATCGCGATGCGGGCTGTTTATGACCTGCATGAGGCGCAGCTGAGACTGGCAACGCACGGTGAGTTGCAGGCAGCGATTGCTGAAATGCATCGGAGGGTGGCATGAGCGCAACGAATGGTATCGGATGGGAGGTGCAGCAGCTGACGAGCGGAAAAGGGTGGAGTGCAGTCAGTCCCGCCTACCCGTCACGCGAGGATGCGCACGCGGTTATGCGCGACATGAATGCCGACGGTATTGAACTGCGAGTGTACGAGGCATTGGAGATTCGTAAATGAGGCGTAACGGCTGCTTTGACAGATCGCCGTTTGCACCATCTTTGGTCGTGTTCGACGGCTACACGGTCGCAACACGATCAAAGGTGGTGACAAAGGAAGTTCCATTTCGCATGGCAATGGACTGCCAATACACCTTGTCTCAAGAGGGCAGGGTAGATCAAGGGTGCATGGGATGCAAACACCGGAGGGAAGATGGCAGCTAAATACCGCAATAAAAAGTGCGTGCACCAGGGCATGAGGTTCGACAGTCAGGCGGAGTTGCGACGCTTCCTGGCGCTGGAGTTGCTGCAGAAGGCTGGGCACATCACCGAGTTGAGCAGACAGGCAAAGTTTGTACTGGCGCCTGCCGTGAAGCTGGGAGGGAAGACCAAGCCGGCCATGCGGTATCTGGCTGATTTTAGCTATCGGAGCGCTGATGGGGTGCTGATCGTGGAAGACGTGAAAAGCCCGGTAACTCTTAAAACTGCAGCTTATCGAATGAAGAAGCACTTGATGATGCATGTGCACGGTATTGAGATAGTGGAGTTGAAATAATGACGGTCGTGGGGCAACGATCCTATCGCGCCACTGTCCTCGACGCTGTCCTCGACACCGATTCATGGTGTACATCGCACGATCTGGTGAAGAAAACGCAACTCACCTATCCGCAAGTCCTGTTCGCGCTGCACGCCTTACACAGCGCAGGACGGATTGCGCGCATGGGTCGCAAGTTCACGGCAAAGTGGGGGGCGCTTACCTTGGTTCGGGAGCCAGAGCACAACTATGAACTTCTGGAGCAGCTTTTCCACTCACTCATCAAGCGATAACTTTACATGCTGGTGCGTCAAATAGCTGCGCCAGTATTACTCTTGCGCCCATCAACATCGCGTCCGACTGTATCGCTCAGTTCGTCGCAATCAAACCTCACCCGCACCGGCGGATATTTTAACGTCCGAAAGAGATTTCGATGGATTTGAACGAAAAAGCCGATATTGCAGCCGCAGCGATGCGTGCAACGCCCGGAGTGGTGATGTACGGTCTGACTCTGAACGAGTTGGTCGGATGGGCAACACTGGCATTCATCGTCTTGCAATGTCTGTACTTGGCGCGGAAATGGTGGCGCGAAGAATCAGGCCTGTGGCGAAACCTGAAACCGAAAAAGAGGGGCCAGAAAAATGAATAATCCGCGCGTTATCGTTACTGCGCTCACGTTGTCGGCTGCAGCATTCGTCGGTATCGCGACCAGCGAAGGCTACACCGACCGCGCCGTGATCCCGACTCGGGGCGATGTTCCGACACTCGGCCTCGGCAGTACGACGCATGAAGACGGTCGGGCGGTGCGCATGGGTGACACGACCACTCCGGTCAAAGCCATTCAGCGCACGCTGACCTATATGCAGAAAGATGAATCAGACATGCGTCGCTCGCTTGACGGAGTCGCGCTGCATCAAGCTGAGTACGATGTGTATATGGACTGGCGCTACCAATATGGCGCAACCAAGTGGCGCAACTCATCGATGCTGCGCGATCTGCGTGCCGGCAATTACACTGCGGCCTGCAACGACCTGCTGGAATACAAATTCTCGGCTGGTTACGACTGCTCGACGCCTGGCAACAAAGTCTGTGCTGGCGTCTGGACGCGGCAACTCAAGAGGCATGCGCAATGCATGGGGGCGCAATGATCCATATCCTCGACCCACGCCTTCTTCTGGCATTCCTCCTGGTGTTCGGCGCGGCCGCGCTGGGTTTTCACTTTGAAGGAAGAGCGGCGCAACGCAAAGACGATGACTCCAAGTTACTCAAAGGCGTTTCTGACGCGCGTGAAACCGAAAGCGAATTGCAGCGCATTAATAGCCGGGCCACATCGGCCTACATCGATCACATTCGAAAGCAAGAGGAGAAGGCGCATGCGCTACCGAAGATTGTATTGCCTGTTAATTGTGCTATCCCTGCTGCCGTTGGCAGCGTGCTCAACGACGCGCAACGCAGCGTGCGTGAGGATGCCGGATCTGGATCCAATTCTGGCACAGCCAGCACGGCCGTTGATTCCGCATGCGCAGCCGAGCTCGAAATAGCAAAACGGAATTACGCCGAGGTGTGTGTTCCAAATGCCGATCAATTGACCGAACTGCAAGAGCGTTGGGATATCACACAGAAGAAAGTGAATAAGGGGCAGCCATGACGCAAGCGGCGGAACCGGAGAAAAAGCCAAAGACTGACTGGGAGTCCATCGAGAAGCATTACCGTGCTGGTGTGCTGCCCCTGCGCGAGATTGGCAGGCTGCATGACGTGTCCGACACCGCGATCCGTAAGAAAGCCAAGGTACATGGCTGGTTGCGCGACTTGACCGCGAAGGTCAATGAGAAGGTTCGCGCCGAGTTGGTTCGCACCGAGGTTCGCACAGCCAACGCGAAGGACCAACTGCGAACTGAGCGTGAGATTGTGGATTCTGCTGCAGGCACAGTGGTCGAAGTTGTCCGCAGCCATCGCAGGGATATATCGTCAGGACGAGACATTGTCGGGCTACTAATGCAGCAACTCACGGACGTCGCCGGCAGGCGCAGCGAGTTTGAGGAGGCGATTGAGATTGAGACAGCCGACGACCAAACTACGGAGCGGCGCAATAAGTTGATGAAGGCCGTGTCAATACCGGTGCATGCGGTGGTTGTGCGCGATCTGTCGATTGCCATGAAGAACTTGATCGGATTAGAGCGCCAGGCATTCAACATCAGCGATGTCGCAGACGAAAAACCTACTCACGAAACCGCAACAGATGATGATCTTGACCGCGCAATTGCAGTCTATGCCGCCAAAGCAGGCATTGGCTTTACTCCTGCAGGAGAAGGCTAAACGCGTCGGGCGGCGCAAGCTGTTCGGTTACTTTCCAGACGAAGGCAGGTTCCGGCGCGAGCTCTATCCGAAGCACATGGAGTTCTTTCGAGCTGGCGCCACGTACCGTGAGCGCTGTTTCATGGCAGCAAACCGTATCGGGAAAACGGAAGGTGCGGGCGGTTATGAGACCGTGCTGCACCTAACTGGGCTGTATCCAGACTGGTGGCAAGGCAGGCGCTTTCTGCTCCCGGTGAAGTGGTGGGCCGCCGGCAAGACCAACGAAACTACACGTGACATCGTGCAGGCGAAGCTGTTCGGAGACATCTCTTATCCAGACGGCAAGAAGAGCTTTTCCGGGACGGCATTGGTTCCTGGTGAAGCGATAGGCAAGATCACGTGGAAGCAGGGTGTTCAAGACCTGGTCGACACTGTTCAGGTCAAGCATGTTTCTGGCGGCTGGTCAAAACTCGGATTGAAGTCTTATCAGCAAGGTCGCGGCGCATTTGAGGGGACAGAGCAAGATGGAATCTGGCTCGATGAGGAGCCGCCGATAGAAATCTATGGCGAGTGCCTGATCCGCACCGCTACGACTAACGGCATCGTCTACACCACATTTACACCACTGGAAGGCATGAGTGAGATGGCGTTTAGCTTCCTGCCGCACGGAATGCCAAAAAATGCCTGAAGTCACATCGTCAAAATATCTGGTGATGGCTGGGTGGAACGATGTTCCGCACTTAGACGAGAAAACCAAAGCCGAACTATGGGACTCGACGCCGCCGCATCTGCGTGACGCGCGATCAAAGGGCATCCCTGTGCTGGGCTCCGGCCTGATATTTCCCGTGGATGAAGCGCTGCTCAAGGTAGACCCGTTCGACCTCCCTGATATATGGCCACGAATTTGCGGTATCGACTTCGGATGGGATCACCCAAGTGCAAATACCTGGCTGGCATGGGACCGCGATAGCGATACCGTTTATGTCTATGACTGCGTGCGTGTGCGTGAAAAGACGCCACTTGAACAGGCGCCAGCCATCATGGCGCGCGGGCCGTGGATACCGGTGTCGTGGCCGCACGATGGTTTGCAGCATGACAAAGGGAGTGGAGAGCAGTTGGCGGAGCAATATCGAAGCGCCGGCGTGAACATGCTCTATGAGCGCGCGCAATATCCCGAAACTGGCAGCGAGGATGAGGGCAAAGTCAGCCGGTCCAGTGTCGAGGCGGGTCTACTTGACATGCTCGGGCGTATGCAAAAAGGCAAATTCAAGGTGTTCTCTAACATGGACGACTGGTTCATGGAGTTTCGCATGTATCACCGCAAGGATGGCAAGGTCGTGAAGGAGCGCGATGATCTTATGGCATCAACGCGCTACGCAATCATGATGCTGCGCCATGCAATCTGCCCGCCAGACCCGGGACCATTGATTGACCACCGACGCAACTATGACTGGCGCGCAGGCTGACCTGCATCAAATAGCTTTCTTGCCTTGAGAATGACGCAAGTGCAAGGAACCTATCTATGGCCATCGGCGACATTCAGCTTACATCAGCGGCACTATCGGATCATCACGGCCAGCAGGCCAATATCGTCATGGGTGACGAAGCGGTCAGTCGCGAATCGCCAGAAGAGCTGACCAATACTGCTTTGCCGCGCGAGCGGGTAGAGCAATTCCTGTTCGAGTGCCGGCACCAACCAGCCTGGCGCCGTGAAGCCGACCGGGCAGCTGATTACTACGACGGTAATCAGCTGACCGCAGAAACGGTCGAGCGGTTGAAAGATCGTGGCCAGCCGCCGCTGATTACCAACCTGATCAAGCCCACCATTGATACGGTGCTTGGCATGGAGGAAAAGACCCGCTCCGACTGGCGCGTGCGGCCCGAAGACGACGACATTGCCAATGACGATACCGCCGAGGCATTGTCGCTCAAGCTTAAGCATGCTGAAACCGAATCCCGGGCCGACCGCGCTTGCTCCGACGCCTACGCTTCGCAACTGAAAGCGGGGCTGGGCTTTGTCGAAGTCTCACGCGAGACCGATCCGCTGAAGTACCCCTACCGCGTCAAGGCGATCCACCGGCGCGAGATATTCTGGGACTGGCGCGCCGAACTGTACGACCTGTCGGATGCCCGCTATCAGATCCGGCGCCGCTGGCTCGACCTGGATAGCGCGATCGCCATGATGCCGCAATACGCCAGCCTGTTCCGCCAGACTACTGGCGGCTGGGCTGGCTTCGATCCGATGATGGAGCAGGATACCGGCTTGGTGCAGTCCTGGGAGATCGAGCGCGATACGCGGCTGGAAGCAACCGATTGGCGCGATACCGAGCACAACCGGGTCTGCTTGTATGAAATCTGGTACCGCAAGTGGGTGCGCGGATACGTGATGACGGCGGTCCAAGGCGGATTGACCATCGAAGTCGATTTCGACAATCCGCGCCATTGCAAGGCCATCGCATCGGGCATGGTGCAAGTGCGCATGGCGACATTCCAGAAAATCCGGCTGGCATGGTACTGCGGCCCGCACTTCCTGTATGACGTGTCGAGCCCGCATAAGCACGGCAATTTCCCCTATGTGCCGTTCTTCGGCTACCGCGAAGACCTGACGCAAGTACCGTATGGCTTGATTCGCGCGATGATCTCACCCCAAGATGAGATCAACGCCCGCAAGAGCAAGATGCTGTGGTCGTTGAACTCCAAGCGCGTGATTACCGATTCCGATGCGGTCAAGGACCACAGCAAGACCGCGCTCGAAGTCGCGCGCCCGGATGCGTACATCATTTTGGAGGCCGGTCGCAAACCCAGTAGCCAGTTTCGGGTGGAACCAGGCGGCGATTTGGCAGTCCAGCAGTTCCAGGTGATGCAGGAATCCAAGCAGGAGATCGCGGAGTCGTCCGGCATCCACAAGGCGATGCAAGGCCAGAACAGTTCGGCATCCTCCGGCCTGGCGATCAACTCGCTGGTCGAGCAAGGGCTAAACACCCTGGGCGAGATCAACGATAACTACCGTTTTGCCCGTCGCATGGTGGGCGAAATGCTGTTTTCGATGCTGCAGGAAGATTTGTCCGGCAGGCCAACCCGCGTGACGATCGGCAAGGGCCAGTCGCAGAAGGTCATCGTGCTGAACCTGCCGGCGCAAGACCCGCAGACCGGCCAGATGACGATCACCAATGACGTGTCCAAGGTGCGCGCCCGCGTGGTGCTGGACGATATTCCAAGCACGCCGACGTTCCGCATGCAGCAGTTGCAGATGCTGACCGAGATCACCAAGTCGCTGCCGCCGCAGGCGCAAAGCCTGATTATCGACTTCGTGGTCGAAGCCACCGACATGCCCGGCAGCCAGAAGATGGCCGACCGGCTGCGCAAGGGGCTCAACCTGCCCGACGATTCACCAGAATCGCAGCAGCAGCAACAGCAGGCAGCGCAACAGCAGCAGGCATTGCAACAACAACAGATCGCGCTCGACATGCAGGAGCGCCAAGCCAAGATCGATCAGATGCGGGCCGCCACGCAAAAAACCATTGCCGAGATACAAGCCACTGGCCAGCCGAACGACAGCCAAGCCATCCAGGCGATCCGGGCCGAAGCGGCAAATCACATCAACGTTATGCAAGGCGAGATGGAGACCCTGCGCCGCCAGCTGGTGCAGAAGGATATCGAAGCCGGCAACAGGCAAGCCGAGATCGCGTCCAAGGCGCAGATCGAGGTAGCGCGGCACAGCACCGAGATCCAGAAGCAGCGCATCGCGTCAAGCACCGCTATCGAGGTGGCGGCCATAGCGCACCCGGTAGTTGATCTGGGCGCGATCATGCAGGCGGTACAGGCGTTGACGGCCAAAGTGGACGGAATGGCGCCGCCCGTACAGGCAAACGGCATCAAATAGCAAAACACGCAACACAATCAGCACGTCCCAAAGATCAATATCAGCGCCCTCTGTGTGGGCTGGTCCGAGGGTTTTTTAAATCACGCACCCAACGCGACACGTGGAGAAACAGCATGGCTGGAACACCGATGGAATTTGACGAAAACGCAACCGACCCAGTAACACTGGCAGCAATGTTCGAAGCATTGGACAAGGGCGTGCCGGAAACTGCGCAACCAGCACCCGTCGAACCGAAGCCGGAAACGGATGAAGTCAAGCCAGCGGTCGAAGAACAAGCAAATGCAGTGGTTGACGAGAAGGACCCTGATGGTATTGCCACCAAAGACGGCAAGCACATCATTCCGTACTCGGTATTGAAGGCCGACCGTGACCGGGCAACGCGTGCCGAAGTGGCATTGCGTGAAGTCCAGGATCAATTGGCAGCGCTTCAAGCAGCCCAGTCTGGCAAAGGCGTAAAAGATGGGGAGCCCGCCGCACCCAGCCGGGAAGCAAATGCAAGTAGCTTGTCCGATGAGGACATGGCGGCGCTGAAAGAGGATTTCCCAACCGTCTACAAAGGGCTGATGGCGATGCAAGCGCAAGCCGCATCACTGCAAGCCCAATTGAAGCCGGTACAGGATAGCGTGCGCAGCGCGGAGCAGGTTCAACAGCTGACTGTAGCCGAACAGGTGCAGGACGCGATTGATTCTACCCCCAAGCTGGCACACATCATGGCGAGCGACCCTGCAGCCTACGAACTGGCAAAGCAGTTCGACAACACGCTGAAGGCAAACCCGGCATGGGCTGACAAATCACTCGCAGACCGCTTTTCCAAAGTGATTGAAATGGTCGAGCTAACGCACGGCGCAATCACCGTGCCAGGACAAGCAGCGCCCCAGCCGGCGCAAAAGACCGCAGAGCAATTGAAGCAGGAGGCCAAGGCCGTAGCCGATGCCGCCGCGAAAGCGGGCAAGACCACGGTGCCGACCTCCCTGTCCGATTTCCCTGCAGGGCAACACGCTGCAAACGACGAGCAGGAAGCGATCACCAATATGACGCCGCTCCAGATCGCGCAGAAGTTCGCCAGCATGACGCCCGACAAATTGGAAGCGTACTTACAAAACCTTTAAGGACTAAAAAATGGCAACGAACATCCCAGTAGGCAGCCCGCTCGCACGTAAAGTGTATTCGGTGGGTCTTTTCACCCGCGTGCAGACCGCACCGGGCTTCATGAACCTGATCGCGGGCGACATGCCGGCCGAGGGCAACTTCGCCGCCAAGACCAAGGGCCAGACTTCACCGGACTATCCGATCGTCAAGGCCGGCGATCTGTCCAAGGGTGCGGGCGATGCAATTTCGATCGACTTGTTCAACATCCTGCAGGGCAAGCCGACCATGGGCGACCGCAAGATCGAGGGCCGCATGATGCCGCTTACGTCTTCCAGCATGGACGTGAAGATCAATCAAGTTCGTGGCGGCGCGGATTCTGGCGGGCGCATGACGCAGCAACGCACGGTCCACAACCTGCGCAATATCAGCATGGCCGGTTTGCAGGCCTGGATGCAGCGCTTCGAGGACCAGAACACGCTGGTTCACCTGGCCGGCGCGCGTGGCACGCAATCGGCAACCGACTGGGTTGTGCCACTGGCGAGCGACAATGAATTTGCCGACATCATGGTCAACAAGGTCAATGCGCCGACCAAGAACCGCGTCTACTACGCCAACGATGCAACCGCACCGGACAATATCGGCACCAACGATGCGCTGACGCTGCAGGACATCGACCGCATCGTATCTTCCCTGCGCGAATCCTCGGTACCGCTGGCTCCGATCAAGATCAAGGGTGATGACGCATCGTGGAATTCGCCAATGTGGGCGATGTTCGTGACTGAACGCCAATGGCTGTATTTGAAATCCCGTACCAGCCAAACGCAGTGGAACGAAGCCATGAAGTACGCATTCGAGCGTAAGAGCGCAGCCGGTGGCGGCAAGCATCCGCTGTTCGACAACTTCGAGACGATCATGTGGAACGGCATGCTGATCAAGCGCTTGAACCGCTACGCGATCCGTTTCGACACCGGCGCATCTGTTGTCACGGACACCGGCGGCGCCGACGGAGGTACCTACACCGAAAGCGCGGCAACCACTGCAGTTCCGGTGGACCGAGCGATCATCCTGGGTGCACAAGCCTTGGCCAAGGCGTACGGCAAGTCGCGTTCCGATTACTTCTACGACTGGTCAGAAGAAGAGGTAGATCACGGCAACAGTGTCGAAACCGTTGCTGCGGCAATGGGCGGCTCGGCCAAGATCCGCTTCCGCATCGACGGCGTCGACACCGATCACGGCGTCGCGGTCATCGATTCCTACGCACCAGATCCAGCGTCGGCCGCTGGTCGTACGTTGCTGGCCAGCTAATCGGTAGCCCACCCAGCGAGAAGTAACGATTGATTTACGGGCCGGCTACGGCTGGCCTATTTTGGAGAACACACAATGGCAACAATCAATGCCCCAACGCTTCAAAACGTGCAATACAGCGGCGATGACGGCTCCGCATTTGCGCACGGCCAGATCACCCTGGCTGCCGCGCAAATTGCCGACAAGGTGCGCCTGGTCAAACTGTTCGCCGGAACCAAGATCTACTGCGCGAAGATGATCAACGCCGCCCTGGGCGCCAGTTCCACTATCAGCCTGGGCTTCGAGTATGTCAATGCGGAAGCAGGCGGCGGCGCAGCGGCACTGATCCCTGCAACGTCTACGGCGGCAATCGCGAAGACAGACTCGATCGTGGCGCCGGTCACTTTGGACTACGACGCATATATCACGGCTACCGTCGCCGGCGCGGCTGCCACCGGTCAGTTCGATGCGGTAATCAGCTTCGAGCATCGCGGCACGCTGTAATTTGATCCGACGCAGCACCAAGGGGGCGGCTTGCGGGCCGCCCCCGTTCCCAAGGAATCTCATATCATGACCACTATCAAAGTCGAGTACATCGGCAAGAAGCCATTTTGCATTGATAACGTCGCCAAGTCAGGCAAGGTGTGGAACGGCCCCGGCGACGTACAGGAAGTCACGTTGCAGCAAGCCAAGATACTGACGAGCTACCGCGACCAATGGGCGCTGGTAGAGGCGAGTGACGTTGATGCGCTGGACGCACCATACACGGTGGAAACTCAAGACGCGCAGGGCGAGACGGTACTGACTGACGCGGCGGAACTGAACGGCCCACTGGAGAAGATGACGGCCGCCGAGCTGGTCGCCTACGCCAAGCTGAAATACGGCAAGACCTTGAAGGCTAACCGGTCTCGCAAGATCCTGCTGGATGAAGTGCTGAACATGGGCAACGACGTCGATTTTGTATGAGATCAAATAGCCGAACCGGATTGATACTGGCGCCTAGTCCATCAATCCCCGGTCCGGCACATGAGCAACGTCAAGTATTCCGATCTTATCCGCGATGTACTACCGCACCTGACAAACGGGCCATCCGATCCGCTGGTTGAGGCGGCGATCCGCAATGCCGTCATCGAATTCTGCAACCAGTCCTGGCTATGGCGCTACCTGCCGGATCCGATCGACATTGTTGCAGGCGAGGTGGCTTATGATCTGGAGCCGACCACCGGTGCCGATGTGGCTGCGGTTTTGTCGTGCAGCATTGGCGGCAATCTTATTTCGCCGGCATCGACCGATGATCTGGACCGCATCTATACAGGCTGGCAATCACTGTCTGGCCCGGCCCGACACTATACCCAGACCGATACCAACTCCATCCTTCTGGTTCCAAGGCCCGAATTCAACATTGCAGGAGCCCTAGTGATGGTGCTGGCGCTGCAGCCGCGTCGATCATCGACAGCATTCCCAGGATGGATCGCCGACCAGTACGCGGAAAGTCTGGCCGCCGGTGCGTTGTCGCGCCTGCTATTAATGCCGGGCAAAGCGTGGAGCGACGGCCAGGCTGGGATGCTTAACAAAGATAAGTTTCAGGCCGCGATACAGGTTGCTAAGGCATTCGGCACGAGCGGCCTGAGCCGCGCACCAGTGCGCACCACCGCGCAACATTAACGAGACGCAAAAATGGCAACACTACCCGCGTCATCGATCATAAACCGCGTAAGCATCCTGCTGCAAGACGCCGCGAATGTCCGATGGCCACGTCTTGAGTTATTGGACTGGCTCAACGACGGCCAGCGCGAAGTGGCGCTCTACAAGCCCAATGCTTGCGTGCGCAATATCGATGTGACGCTGGCGGCTGGCACCAAGCAGGCCATCCCAGCCGACGGCAATTCCCTGGTGGATATACCACGTAATACAAACGGCATGGCGATCCGACTGGTCGCGCGCGGCACATTGGATGTACAAGTGCCTGATTGGCACCTTCCATCCAAGGCCAGCGCTAAGGTAGCGCATTACTGCTACTCGGAACACGACCCGAAGAATTTCTATGTCTACCCACCGTCCCCGGGCGGCAACTCGGTCGAGATCGTCTACAACGCCAATCCGGCCGATGCGGCGCTTGGCGGTGCGATTTCGATTGATGACATCTATGCCAGTGCTTTGGTGGACTACGTGATGTACCGCGCGTACAGCAAGGACACCGAATACGCAGCAAACGGGCAAACCGCATCGAATCACTACCAGGCATTCATCGCAGCAATCAGGGGCAAGGTCGGCGCAGAAGTGGCAACTGATCCGAATGCGCGCGGTAACGGCACCACAACGTAAGCCAATTTTTTAAGGAGCTTCAAACATGTCCGGACTTTCAGACTACGCAGAGCAGGCAGCCATAAACGCCTTCTTGCGCGGCACTAACTTTACTGCGCCCACGGTCGCCTCGCTGCGGCTGGGGCTGTTCACTGCCGATCCCACCGATGCCGGCAATATAAACGAGGTAGGTACTGGCACCTGGTACAGCCGCCAACTGACCGGCACCTTCACTGCGCCATCCCCGTCGGGTTCGGCTAACCAGTCGTCTAACGTCGCCTCGATCACGTTCCCCGCAGTGACGGTCGCCGCGGTTACAGTCACGCATATCGGCATTTTCGACGCCGCGACCGCCGGCAACATGCTGTTTTCCGCCCCAATGACATCCAGCAAGACCTTGCAAGTCGGTGATGTGCTGTCGTTCGCCCCTGGCACCCTCGTCGCGTCGATCGACTGATAAGTAATGAACTTCTTCGGGCTTAATCGGGCTGCGCTCAACGGCGGCGCTTCCAGCATCGTCGCGGGTGCGGCGCTGATTATTGCCTCTAGCGGTTTTTCTGCGGAAGGCACCAGAGTCGTTCTGCCTGGGGCATCCATTGCCGCAAGCTCCGGCGCCACGGCAACCGGAGTTCGCACAGCCTATGGCGACGGTGGCTTTATCGTCGCGTCGTCGATGTCAGCGTTTCCCGCACTGCTGCAACTGCAAACCGCCAATATCGTCGTTACGTCCGGGCTGCATGCCACCTATACCGATGCGTATGCTTTAGCTGCTACATCGCTGCAAGGCGAAGGCTACATTGCCCGCCCCGGCGCCGGAGTGGCGGCAGCCGTCAGCACTCTTACTGCCGGTCCGCTGGTAACAGCTGGGTTCGCCAGCCGCATTGACATAACATCATCAGCCACCGCAGATGCCAGCGTCAAGCTCAGCGGCCAGGCCACGGTGCAGCGTGATGGCTACGCGCAGGCCGCATCAACCTCAGGCATGACGGCCGATGGCCTGAAAACTGCGCTGGGGTACGCCTACGGCGCATCGATATCGGATTGCATTGCCGAAGGAATCAAGACGCATGGCGGCGCTGCGCGGTTTGACGCGGTGTTCAGTATCTCGGCGATTGCGTCGACCGATGCGTCGAAGATCGTCGCTACCAGCGATTGCACGGCGAACGGATTCATCACGCAATTTGGCGAAGCTCTGGCACGGGCCGAGTCCGGTGCTACCGCATACCAGACCGTCACCACCTTTGGCACTGCCGATGAAGCTGTGGCGATATCGAGCATGACAGCGGATGGCCGGCTGGCATTGCAGGCTGGTGCGCTGGTTACGGTCATAACCAGTGTTGGGGCGGATGGCGCGATTTACAAAATGGCATCGGCAACGATAGACGCAATTAGCGATGCGACTGCGCAGTGGGCCTTGCTGATTGAGTCGGATGTATTGATTACCTGCGTATCTGGTATGACGGCCGATGCCTTCACCAACGCCGAAGCGCTTGATCCACCGGAGCGCACCATGACACGGCCATTCACCGACCGATCAATGGCGCGTCCATTTACAGACAGAACAATGCGGAGGTCGGCATGACCATTTTGGGTACCTACGTTAAGCAGCCGGCTGAGAAGGAATCGTACTCAATCGACTATGCCGACGACCTGATCGACAGCGACGGCATTGCCAGTGCGGTCGTGACCGTCGAGCCAGTCGATCTGACCATCGTTTCATCGATGGTGGTCGGAACCCGCGTCAAGGTGTTGATAGAGGGTGGTACCAACGGCGTGAAGTACAAGATCACGGCGACCGCCACCACCGACGACGGTCGCATTCTGCAGGATGAATTTATTCTCAAGATCAAGGATTATTGATGCAACTCTTCACCAACAATGCGGATTCCGAGCTGAACGGCGCGATCGATGCCGCCGCACTATCGATCACGCTAAAGACCGGTACGGGGGCCAAGTTCCCTACGCCCACTGTCGGCGACTACTTCCTAGTGACGTTGTATCAGAAAGTTGGCGCAGCCGAGATCAACCATGAAATCGTCAAATGCACCGCGCGCGCCGGCGACGTGCTGACGGTAGTGCGCGCCCAGGAAGGGACGACTGCGATGGCGTTCAGCAATGCCGATCCGATTGAGTTGCGTATGACCGCAGGAGCAGCGCAGGCAGCTGTAGCAACAGCGGACAGAATATTGCCTCAGACAGTAGGATTTACTGTGTCGGGCGGAGTGACGAGTAAAACTCTTACTGTTCCACTGGATGCCAGTGTTTCTGGAGACAATACCGGCGACCAAACTGCTGGATCGGGAAATATAGGCTATCTGAACATCCCGCAGAATAGTAAAAGCGCAGCCTATACGCTGGGTTTGGATGACGCAGGGAAGCATATCCTGCACCCTAGTGCAGACACCACAGCGCGTATTTTCACGATCCCAGCGAATGGGTCTGTAGCGTTCCCGATAGGTTCGGCGATTACCTTTGCAAACCAAAATGGCGGGGGCGTGATTACAATTTCAATCACGACAGACATCATGCGGCTGGCCGGCACAGGAACGACTGGAAGTAGGACGCTGGCTGCAAACGGAATAGCTACGGCAATGAAGCTAACTGCAACAGAGTGGATCATCAGCGGAACGGGGCTTTCCTGATGGGTGCGGCACAACAAATGCTGATGGGGGAAGGGTTCAAGTTCAATTCATTCTCAACGGCGTATACCACCCCTGGTGCGCAGACCGTAGCTATTCCAGCAGGTGCAACGAAGGTTACTGTCGAGGCTATCGGCGCCGGAGGCGGGGCATCTTTCAGCGGAACATTCCTTGGCGGCGGTGGCGGGGCTTACGCAAAGAAAACCGCCTACTCGGTATCCGGATTGACAGCGGTGTACATCGTTGTGCCTACTTCCGCGTCAGCTGGCATATCCGGGGCATCAGCCGTTGCCAGGGAAAATAATTCTAGTGGGACAGTGATATGTTCAGCGCAGGGTGGAAATTGGAATCGTACAGGGGGCACAACGGCGGGTAGTGTAGGTGATGTGCTGCGAGCAGGTGGTGCCGGTGCAACTGATGGCGGAGCAACCTACACTTCTGGCGGCGGTGGTGCCGCAGGGCCAGTAAGCGCGGGCGGGGACGGCACAAATACCGGTGTAGGGGGTACTAGTGGCGGCTCTCCTGCCGGTGCAGGCGGAAATGCAGATGCTGACGGTGCTTATTATGGTGGCGGCGGCGGAATAGGCAACGCTCACACCGGTATGGGTAGGCAGGGATGGCTAAAACTCACATGGGAATAAATTAAAAATGGCATACGCAATCATAGAAAATGGAACGTATAAAACACGCGTAGAAGGTGAAAACATCGAGTTCAGCCCTACAGTTTTTCAGCCTGCATCCACGCTCACACCAGAACAAAAGACGGAGTTCGGCGTGGTGGAATTCTCCTTTTCAGCACCTCCTGCGTTCGATCCCCTGACGCAGCGATGTGACGAGACTACCCCTACCCAAGTTGCGGGAGTATGGACTCAGCAATGGGTGATCACGGAACTTGATATTGGAGTGATTGCGGTAAACCTTGCGCGAGCCAAGGCGGACAAGTGGGCGGCGATCAAGGCCGAGCGCGACCGGCGTAAGGCTGGCGGCTATACCGTGGGGGGAAAGTGGTATCACTCCGATGAAGGCTCGCGCATACAGCAGCTTGGCCTAGTGCTGATGGGCGCGAATATCCCAGCAGGCTTGCAATGGAAAACGATGGATGGCTCCTTCGTAACCATGACACAGACCTTGGCGGGGCAGATATTCAGCGCGGCGGCGGTAAGCGACCAAGCAATATTCACCAGGGCAGAGTTACACAAGGTCGCAATGGAGGCATCCGTAGCTCCTGATGCTTACGATTTCTCTGGTGGCTGGCCTATTGTATATGTCGAGTCATGAAAATTGCCTTCTATCGTGGGACTCGCCCAAGCGCGCAGGGGATCTACAGTCGCGCAGTGCGCTGGTGGACGCGCAGCCCTTACAGCCACGCGGAAGTCATTTTCAGCGACGGCATGGCCGCATCGTCCTCGTTCATTGACGGCGGGGTGCGATTCAAGCGCATCGAGTTCGACCCCGCGCATTGGGATTTTGTCGAGATTTCCGGCGACGAAAACGCGGTACGGCAATGGTTCATCGCGCATGAGGGCCGCGCCTATGACCTGATTGGCAATCTCGGCTTCGTCATCGGCTGCGTGCCGGATGGCCGCGACAAATGGTCATGCGCAGAAAGTATCGCCGATGCGCTGGGCTATCCGGAGCCATGGCGCTACAGCCCAGCGATATTACACAGCGTAGCGTCCAATCAGCCAGCCACGCCATATCGGATAGACAAAGGCCATTGCAGTGAATCTGCGGGAACATAAGAAGCGAGAAAATCAATGGCTGCATTCAAATACAACGCATTTTCCGGCCTGTATCCTAAAATCTCAGAATCATTGCTACCTCCAACGGCGGCAACAGAATCAAGCAATTGCGATTTTGCCTATGGGGAGTTGCGCAACACCAAGGGCGGCTACCTGGTGCAAACGCTGTCGAATGCGCCGGCTAGCCTATACACCGATGACGGCCTGAAGTTTTATTCGTGGACGGATGAAGTCAGCGCGGCGCGCTCGCCGTTGTCACGCGATACGTTCGACCGTCTCTACTACACGACGCCCAATGACTTCCGCGTGACTTCGCGCAGTGGAATGCAGGTCAGTGGCGGTAATCCGGCGTCGAGTTACCGCGTTGGCGTGCCAAGGCCAATCACAGCGCCAGCATTGACGGTACCGGCCATACCATCGTTGGAAAATGCAACGATTGCGGCCAAGTTTCATTACGAATACGGCGGCGTCAAGTATCAGGAGCAGGATATTGCACCGGTGGCGCTGGACGCAAACACGAAATGGCGCTTCGATCCTCCTGGTAAGGCGACTGGCGCCGCGACATCGTCGCAGGCATTTGCGGCGACTGCCTACTATATCGCCGGACAGGAAGCGGAATTTTGGGGGGCACTTGATGCGGGAACGACGGTATCGCCATTATCAAACGCCTCCGTTCGGATCGTCAGCGGCGGGGCTAATGGGTTCGGTATGGAGCTAAAGGTCGGCGATACGCTTGCAACCACGATGGTGAAGGATGCGGTCGGAGTGATCCACGAGGTGGAAACGCTGCTTACACTGTCGCAATACGGGCTTTTGAAGGCATCAGGGTCCAGTACTGCCGCCAGCTACACACCGGAGCAGGCGATCCCGGTAATCCGCTTGACTGCTACCGACAACGCCACGCACGAAACGCTATTCGACATCTATACCGCGAACTCCTCGCTTGGCACCAACGCGATATGGCAACTGACGATCACGAAAGAGGATGCGCCGGCCACTGGCTATGCGATCGCGCTGTCGTCCGGCGCAGCCGAGGCCGACAAGGAAACCCGCGCTTACGTGTACACCTACGTCAATACCTACGACGAGGAAGGCCCACCGAGTCCAGCAGGATCGATCACGACGGCTACCGTGCTGCCGGTGGCGCTGGACGTTAAGCGGGACGTATCCGGCGCCGATTATGCACCGATTAAGGAGATTCGCTTCTACCGCACGCCGACTGGCTCCGAGATTGCTGACTACTTCTATGTCGGAGCGCTGCCGGTATTGACCCTGCTTGGGACCGACTTCAGTTTTACCGACGACGTCAAGGCTTCCGGCCTGAATGAGCCGATTTCCTCGACTGAAGCCTATGCACCAGATCCGGCGCTGACCGGCCTGTTGGCGCTGCCGAACGGGATCCTGATGGCATGGAAAGGTAATGAGTTACACTTTTCCGAAGCATACCGGCCTTGGGCCTGGCCTCCTGCCTATGTCAAAACATTCACGCACAACATTATCGGCGCCATTGCGCACGGCTCCGGCGCGCTGGTAACGACCATCGGCCAGCCGTTCCTGATCTCTGGCGTGTCGCCTGACTCGATGACCGATCGCGCTCTTGCGTTTCCGCAGGCTGGTGTATCACAGTGGTCGATGGCCGACATCAACGGCCAGGTGGTATATGCCAGTCATGACGGCATCGTATCGGTCGCCGGGGGTCAACCTTCAATGGCGTCCGAGCCGTTCTTCACCCGCGAGGTCTGGCGCGCACGCTGCAACAACGCGATGTCATCATTGCGTTTCGCGGTATGGGACGGGCGCTTGATCGTCTACTCAAGCAGCAATGCCTTTACCGCGTTCATGCTGCGACTGGATGAAGTGCAGGGCGGTGCGATGACCGACTTGCCGGATTTCAGCGCGCAATGCTCGTTCGTATCGCCGGTCACCGACCTGTGCTATTACGCGTCCGGCACCGGCCTGTACCAGTTCGCCGGCGGCAGCGATGCGACAGCGAACTGGGTGTCGCGCGAGAACGTACTCCCAAAGCCGGTCAACTTTGGCTTTGCGCAGACAGTCTGCACCGGAAATTGGACAGTACAGTTCTACGCCGATGGTGAGTTGAAACATACACAGGCGGTCACCGGTAAGATGGATTTCAGGCTGCCGAGCGGTTTTAAGTCGGATCGCTGGAAGATTGGGCTATCCGGCACCGGCCGTTTCCGGGAGTTGCGCGTGGCAGAGTCTGGCCGGGAAATGGCGGGGGCGTGATGGCAACCGCACAAAAAGGAAAGATCATCCCGGGCGTAGACCTATCTGCGCTGGACGCGATCACTGACGCAAATACTCGCGAGGTATTGCGGGCGCTGATCGACGGCTGGCAGGTGCGCAATGGTAACTCTGGCTCCGGAGACCATCGTTTCGTGACCGCTGCCGAGGTCGGCCTGGTGAAAGGCAATAGCGCCATAGGTGGCGGGTACGGCAACAACCTATCTAGCCCCGGAAACACCACGATCAATCCTTCGGATGTGGCGCGCATCATCAATGACCTGCAGGCGCAGGTAATCGAATCGCCATTGTTCAAAGAACTAGGCGCGCGGGTCGATCTGATTGATGCGCCGGGCGGCTTATTCTCGCGGGTGGGCGATAGCGAAATCGCCCTGCGCAACGAAACCGAGAACAGAACGACCGCAGACACCGCGCTTTCCACTTCGCTGACTGCGGTTGGCGTGCGCGTCGGGCAGGCCGAGGCGGCGACGCAGACCGAAACTACCTTGCGCACGAATAGCGATAATGCACTGGCCAGCGCGGTCAACACTTTATGGGCGGCAGTCGGCAATAATTCCGGCTTGGTGCAGAGCGGCAGCCAAATCACGGCAAATATGGCCGGTGCAGTTGCCAGCAACTGGAACCAGGTACAAGCAGCCATCCGGGATGCCAATGGCAACATCGTGTCTTCGTCGGCAGTCAAGCAAACCGCAGAATCCGCAGTCAACAGAGCCGGACAATTAGAAGCGAAGTGGGCGGTCAAGACGGATGTGAACGGCTACGTGTCAGGCTTCGGGCTGGCCAGCACCGTGAACAATGCGATTCCCTATTCCAGCTTCATTATCCGCGCCGACAACTTCGCCATCGGCAGCCCATCAGGACCCGGAATTACGCCGGCCGTACCCTTCATCGTACGCACCACGCCAGGCTATGTGAATGGCCAGTATGTGCCGCCAGGCGTCTACATGCAAGAGGCATTCATTGCCAACGGTACGATTACGAACGCGAAAATCGGGGTTGCTGAGGTCGACACGCTCAAACTCGCTGGGAATACAGTAACGGTTCCGGTAGGACAAACGTCCGTGAGCAATACAGCTTCTGCCACTTTAACGTTGGACGCTGATTACCCTATTTTTGTCATCTGCACAGTTTCTCAAAGCTACCCATCCACTATTACCCTTACCTGTAACGGCATAGTGCAGTGGGTTGAGACTCCCATGAGCCCAACGCTTGCCTCCCGCTCAGTGCTAACCCGGCCAGGTCCAGGCACATTTACCTACACGTTAACTTCTAGCGACTCCAGAAACGGTGGGGCATCCATTTTTGCATTGGCGGTGAAGCGATGATTTCTTACTTTATTAGCACTTTGGATGGGGTGATAACCCACTGTGGGACTTGTCAAAAGGAGGCGCTTGAACTTAATACCTCCAACCTTGGAATTGTTTATATTGGGACGGCAGACAGCGCTACACAGTATGTTCTTAATGCAGAGCTGAAAACCTATACTGAGGCGGAGCTTCATGCAAAAAACAACCTGCCACAAGGCTGGATATGGAAGATGCCGGAACGGATCGCGTTCGACCCTCGCACCGACGCTCAGCGCCAAGTCGATGCCGCCGCCGCGATGCTGACCAATCGTGCCAAAAACTACCCGCCGCTAACTGACCTGGCTGATGCTCTGTACTGGCAGGCGCAAGGTGACGCTTCGAAGATGCAGGCGTACCTGTCAAAATGCGAAGCGGTAAAGGCGCAATACCCTAAGAACGAGATCAAATAGCGCGCGCATGGCTATGCTGTTCGTATGACAATCCGCCGCGCCATTCCTGATGATTTACCCAACCTGATACGCATGGGACGTGAGTTTCATGCGCAATCCTGTTGCGCGAACACCATTCCGTTCAGTGACGCCAACTTCGCAAGCGCCATAAGCGACATCGCGACGAACGCCGCATCCGTTTTGTTCGTGTTTGATGCTGGAGCGGCAGGCTGCATCGGTATGGCTGCCGCCATTTCCACTCCCTATTGGTTCAATGCCAGTAAGCGGATTGGGCAAGAACTATTCTGGTGGGTGGATGTGGATCAGCGCGGCACTCAGGCCGGAATGCATTTGCTCGATGCATTGGAGGCATGGGCTGCGGATATGGGGTGCGCAGTGTTTAGCATGGCCAGCACCGCCAATATCAAGCCGAAAGCATTGGCGCGACTGTACCGGCGGCGTGGATATGCGGCGCAGGATATTTATTACGTGAAGGAGTTTTAATCATGGTGGCGTCAGTTCTCGGAGCTGTAGCATCAACAGTAGTCGGCAGCATGCTGGCCGACGACAACGGCGCGGAAGACGCAAACGGCGCTGCTGCCGACGCGACCAAGCAGCAAGCCGCCATCGCCAGAGACCAGTGGAACACGTACAAAGAAACGTACCAGCCACTGGAAAAAGCCTATGTCGCTGAGGCTCAGAACTACGATACACCGGAAGCCTACGCGCGCGCCGCGGGGCTCGCATCGGCCACCAACTCCGAGCAGTACGGCAAAGCACGCGATCGGCTGAGCCGTACCCCCGGTCTTGATCCATCAAGCGCATCCTATGCCAGCAGCATGGCTGGCCTAGACATGAGCCAAGCTGCATCTGATGCGGTCGGCCAGAATGCGGCGCGCAACCGGGTCAGCGATATGGCATGGGCCCACAAAACGGATGCACTCAGTCTTGGCAAGGGACTGGCTGCAAATGCGTCAGCCGGGCTCAGTAGCGTGGCGAGTACCAATGCCAGGATGGCGCAGAACGGGATGGAGCAGCAAAGTCGGGAGTCCGCAGGTTATGCGAAGACGATTGATGCCGGCATAAAGGCCTGGAATAATTCGCCAGGCCTGAGCGATTACACCAAGCCGCAGCGTTATGCGGCGGAACCGACATTTGGCGATGACGTGTCTTAATTCAAAGGGATTGCTATGGGCTTTGGCGCAGGGTTGTACGGTGCTTGGAAGGGCATCGAAGAAGGCAATAAAGAGCGGGCGCTGGAAGACGAGCGCGCGTACGACAAGCAAACCCGGGCGGCGGGGCTATCAACCCTGGATGATCACACTGCCGCACAAAGGGAGCAGTTCAGGCAGGCCGCCGCATTGGCGCGCGCCGCCCAGGAAACGCTGCCGGGGCAGACCGCCAACACTATGCGCCAGCAGGAGTTGGATCGGGGCGGCATTGATTTTAAGCTGCAGCAGCAGCCGAAGCAACAGCAAATCGATTCCGCCAAATTGGATCGCGGCGTGGCGGACATCCCAGAGCAGGAGAAGGGGCGCGTGGCAGCCAACTCAGAGGACGCAGCTACCCGCAGGGTGAAAGCGCTGGCAACATTCGGCCGGCTAGTCAAATCAAATGATAAGCAAGCCTTGCTCACGCATGTAAACTCCGTAGCCGATGCGGAGGCGCTACAGGCCGGGACCCAAGCCAAGAAATACATCGGTATCGAGCCCACTAGCGGAGCGGTCGATGGCGTTGTCCAGCGCGGATATGACATTATTGCCGATGATGGATCCCGGCTCACTATTCCGGCGACGGCCTACGAGCAGGCTGAGAGTAGCTTAAAGACCGGCAAGTACTCCGCCATCCATACGCGAGACGGCACAATCGGCTCGATTAATCAGGAGACCGGGAAGATCGATATTGTCAAGCAAGGCGATCCGAATATGGCTGGCGGTAAAGGCGATCCGGGCGAGGTCACGACGGCTAAGTGGCTTTTATCTTCGGGCGTAGCAAAGGATGAAGCTGCTGCATGGGGCATGGTGCGATCCTCGCGTGATAAAAGCAAGACGGATTGGGTTGGCGAGATGATGAAGACTTCTCTTTCGAGCGGCGCCACAGAAAAAGATATCATCAGCGCCCGAACGATTTTCGAGAAGCAGTTCGACGCAATGCACTCTGGAGCAACGTCAGTTGTACCAGTCGACGAAGCCAAGGCCGAGCGAGCACGTCAGATCATTGGTGCAGGTGGTGTACAGCCTGCGCCGCAGCCGGTTGCGGTGCCGCCCCGCCCAGCACCCGCCCCAGCACCAGCGCCGGCAGCAGCGCCAACACCGAAGCCCGTCGCGCCAGGACTGAATACGCCAAAGCCCCAGGCAGTGTCAGCGCCAACGCAAGGGAACCTGCCGGAAGCCGCCCGGATAGCGCTGGCAACGCAGGCGCAATACCAGCGTGAGCTTGCCGAGATGGGCGACGGAAAACGCATGCAATGGTCGCCCGGGGTCAGGGCGCTGCTGGAGCAGCAAAAGCGAGAGGGCATTGCCCGCGCCACTGCGGAGCGCAACCAAGCGGGGATAGAGGCTGCCGCGAAGGCTAAGCGCAGTCTCGGCCTACTTTGAAAACTGCGCTAGGCGCCAACTGGCGCGGTAGTAAATTTCACGCCAAGCGCATGCACCAGTTTCATCACGGTGTCATAGCGCGGCTTGGCACCCGGGGCGAGCGCTTTGTATAGGCTCTCGCGACCAAGCCCTGCATCTTGGGCTACTTTTGCCATGCCGCGTGCCTTAACAACATCGGCGAGAGCAGCAAGGAAAAGTGAGGGGTCATCTTCTTCCAAGGCCGCAGACAGGTACTCCGCGATCATTTCTTCGCTGTCGAGGTATTCGGCGGCATCGAAAGGAGCGATTCTAATGGTAGTCATGGCTGTTCCTCTTGGATTGTGTTCCACATGGAAATTGCGCGCTTGATGTCTTGGCGTTGCGTGGATTTGTCGCCGCCATTCAGCAGAAGGTAGACCACGCGATCTTCGCGGGCGTAATAAACACGATAGCCGGGGCCGGAGTCGATCCGCATTTCCCAAACGCCTTCGTCAAGGGGCTTCACGTCGCCAAAGTTGCCGAGGCTCGCCTGCCGAATTCGGGCGATGATTCTGGCTCTGGCCTTCACGTCTTTGAGGGCCGCGAGCCAGGAACTGAATTCTTCGGTACGTTGGATAACGTTCATTGATGTATTGTATCCAATTAGATACGCAAAGCAAGGATTACTTTGCGAAGGCAGGGTTGGGATTTTTTCTAGGTGCGAGGCTTTTGCTGCAAAAGAGCATTACGCAATAAATCTCAGTGCCTCATTTTTTCTTGGCTGGCGCCATGAACTGTTCGAACAGCGCATCGCGCTCGCCGCCAACGTGCGGCGCAACCCAGTGGTCAAAGTACGCTTTCTTGGTGTAGGCCTTGTCCTCGTCGTTCAGGCGCTGAAATTCAGGCTTGGCTTCAACCTCAGCCCACGTCGGAGCTTGTGCCGTGGAGATAATTTCATCAAGTTTTTCTCTCACGACAATATCGCTAGCTAATTTACGTGCGGCAATTTCATCCTTAAACTTTTCGTCGCAAGCTTTGTTGGTTGCAGATACTCCGTAACCCGTGGGCGCCTTGGACGCTTCGATGCGGCATTCGAAGTCACTAGTTGGGTAGCGGGTGCAGCCAGCAAGCAATAGCATGAATGCGATTAATATGATTTTCATCTTCGCTCTTTGTCAGAATCAGGCGTTTCGTTGATTATGGTTTTGATTATATATTGACAAAGGGAAATGTTAGTTTTAGCTGCTAAATAGCATTAAATAATTATTGGAGGGTTAGGGCTTTTTAGCTAGTGGCTCAAACACAAGTGCTGCATCAGGTCGCGCTATGTCTCTCGTTGCCTCTAAGGCTTTCCGCACTTCTTCTGCTGTAACGCCGGGAGTGATCGATACATAAAGCACTTGAGGGGCGTCTTTATGTATGCCGGCGATAAAGATGCGAGAAAGCATTTCCCGAAATGATACCCCGGTATCTTCGGCAAGCATCGCAATGTCTTGCGCCATGTAGAAGGGGATGTCGCCGGATATGTTTGGCACATTGGGGCGGGTTGTCATGCCCAGAGTCATTTCTAATCTCTGGACAATTTCAGCGTTCATGCTGCGTCCGTTAGCCTTCGCCTCCTCGGCGATGCGGTCACGCATGCCGTCTGGGAAGCGGACGATGAAGCGATCTTGGGTTTCGCTGGGGTATGGTTTATGAGACATACCAACATGATAGTGCCAACTCGGAATATATTTAATACTTCCTACTTGACATTGATGCTAACTCGGAATATATTTTGGTCATGCCGAGTTGGCATCAAGTCAAAGTGAGGTTATCAAGTGAATGAGAAATTAGAGCGGGCTCGCTATCCAAGTGAAATGAAGGAAAGTTTTGTTGTGAGACTGCCAGATGGATTACGAGGAAAAGTCAAGGAGGCAGCTACAAAAAACCATCGTTCGATGAATTCTGAGTTTGTGCACTTGATCGAACAAGGAATTGGAAAACAAAATGCAGCGCACTAAAAGAAAAACCCCAATCAGCTTCGCAGGCGGGATCGGGGTTTATGTCAGAACAATCACAAAAGAGGTCTAACAAAATGAATGCTAGCACAAATACAGAAAACGTAGGATCAGGAATGGCGACCAAGAAGTCATTTGCCATAAATTTCCCTTGCATATCCCGCATGAGTGATCCTGTGAGGTTGCAAAAGAAGAGGCGAGTTAAGCATGCATTCCAAAACCTTCCATTTGTAGCAGGGTCACGTTCGGTCACTGAAACGCCATACTGGAGCGTTTCAGCCTCGGGCGGTTACTTCGGCGGCTATGAGACTGGCGCGGCGATGGCGCAGTCATTCCTGAAGTTCCTGCGCGAAGACAAGGGCGAATTTGCTTCGCATCACCTTACGGGAATTATTGAATCGTTCATGGTGCGCTTTGAGCAGGAGGGCGGCTTGGCTATGAAGAATATGGGCCGCATGAGCGAATGGAGCGACGGCTTTAGCGGCTTTCGCGGTCAGTACACTGGGTTTTTCAACACGATTGCGGATTGGCTGACCGCATCCGCAAAACACTTGGGCGGCAATCTTGATCGCCTGACGGAGCAAGACCTGGTGCGAAAAGCCAATGCAGGGCTCAATTTCGACGAGGCTGCGTACATGGCGTCTCTTGATTCGGAGGTGGCAGCATGAATGCTATCGTAAATATCGTCAAAACAATGAGCAGCGTAGAATTGGTCGGCGTCATTAACGAGTTACGAGAAGAGGACAAGGCAGAGTTAGCCCATTCCGACTTCATGAAGAAGGTCGCAAAAGTGCTTGGTGATGGTGCCGGAAAATTTTCCGACACCTACCAGAACCAGCAAAACGGCCAGACTTACCCTTGCTACCGCCTGCCAAAGCGCGAGGCCTCGCTGATGGTGATGTCCGAGTCCTACGCAGTCCAGGCCAAGGTCTACGACCGCATGGCGGAATTGGAGGCGAAGGTTCCCGCTATTGACCCAATGCAAGTGCTTTCCGATCCAGTAGCAATGCGCGGCTTGCTGCTGACCTACACGGAAAAGGTTCTGACGCTGGAATCAAAAGTTGCGGAGCAAGCGCCAAAGGTGGAAGCACTTGACCGGATCGCCACGGCAACCGATGGATCGCTGTGCATTCGGGATGCCGCAAAGACACTTCAAGTTCAGGAGAAGAAGCTCAAGCAAATTCTTATTCAGAGCAAATGGGCATATCAGCGACCGATGGGCACTGGCCTGCTGGCGTATTCTGAAAGGCTGCAACAGGGCGTAATGGAGCACAAAATAGCGACTGGCGAGAAAAGCGACGGGTCAGAGTGGGCCAGTACGCAAGCGCGTATTACAGCAAAAGGCATGGCGCGGCTATCGGAGATGGTGTGCGGCGATCGGATGTAAATAATTGCGCGTAACCCAGCCCGCTCTTGGCGACATCGGCGGGTTTTTCATTCCAAATTCCAAGCATCAAATACTGGATGGGCCAATAGACTAGCCCATCCAGACCATTATTTGAGGCGCAGCACATGGATTCGAACTTCGGCAGCCTTCTCCGCGACATCCAAGACCAGCCGGGCAATTCCAGTTTTTTGTTTCAGGAAAAACCGGCGGCGACATCAAAAACCACCACCGCCATTGATGTCTCTGCCATAGATGGAATAGCCCAGCGCGAGGGTTTGTCGCCGGTACAGCGCCAGGTCATGGGTGCATTGCTGGGCCAAGAGTCGAACAATGGCAAGAACGCAGTAACCAGCATAGACGGCGCGCGCGGCGCAGGGCAGGTAATGCCGGGCACGTTCAAGCAATACGCCAGGCCCGGAGAGACGATCGATAACCCTGACCACAACCTGGCCGTGATGGCGCGCATCGTCAAGGACTTGGGTACCAAGTCGGGCGACGACCCGGCCAGGATGGCGACCGGTTATTTCTCCGGGGCCGGAAACATGACCGTTGGGAAAGGCAGGGCATGGCGCAATGACGCCGCCGACGGCAACGGCAAGCGCGTATCGTCCTATGTCAACGATATCCTGGGGCGACTCTCGGGATCAACTGCGGCGCAGGCTGCGGAGCCTGCGAAGGCGGTCGCGGTTGCCGATCCAAGTAAGGCTCCGATGTGGACTGAGGTTGAAGCCAAGCCTGAATTCCAGCGCCTGAGCGACGAGGACAAGGCCTACACCAAGAAAGCGTACTTTGACCACTGGGTTGCGCCGCACGTTGGCGGCGAGCGCGATGCGCTGTTCGAACAGTTCATGGCGCCATCCAAGAAAAAAGAGCCGCCACAAGCGGGTGCGCTGCGCACGGCGGGCGATATCGGTATCAAGCTCGCCCAGGGCGTGGTTGATCTCGGCCAGTCGGTGGTCGGCCTGGGCAGCCTGGCGACGGGCGGCGCAGTCGGCAAAGGCATGCGCGCCATTGGCTATGATCCGGAAGCGACCAATGCGGCACTGGGAGAATACCTGAGTGATGCGCAGAAGGCGTCTGATGCCAAGACGCAGAACGCGGAAGGCTTTGTCGATACGATTCTGGCGGCGGTCCAGAATCCGCGCGCGATTGCCGGGGGCGTTGCCAAATCGCTGCCGGGCATGATCGGCGGAACGGCCGTCACCATGGGAGTTGCCAAAGCGATCGGCGCGAAGGCGGCGCTTGCGGCAGCAGAGCCGCTGGGCGGCTTGGCGACCGAGGCCGGGAAGCAGGCCGGTTCAGTGGCGGCAAAGAAGGCCATCGAGCAAGCCACCGGTAAGCTGATGTGGACGGGCTCTGGTGCCGAGGGTGCGCAAACCGCTGGACAGATCGCCGACCAGGCGCAGCAAGCGGGGCGCGGCTATTCTGATTATGCATTGCCCGCGGTTGCCGCTGGCACTGGCACTGCGCTGATCGGACGTGGGGCCGGGAAGCTGATGGGCGATGCGGAAACAGCGATTGCCGCGCGGCTAGCGGGCGGGAGTGGCGCCGGCGGCATCACAGGCAATTTGCCGGCGCGCATTGCAAAATCCGCATTCAGCGAAGGTGTTCTGGAAGAAATGCCGCAGTCGGCGCAAGAGCAGGTTTTTACGAATCTGGCGATGGGCGACCCCGCAGGAAAAGGCGTGGGTAACGCCGCTGCGATGGGGCTGGTTACGGGAGCCGCCATGGGGGCGGGGTTGGGGGGTGGGCAGCATGAGAGTCATGCGCCCCAGCTCGGGGAGCGCGCTGAGTCGACGTTTGCCGACGATCCAGTCGAGGCACAACAGATTGCGCCAACGCCGGATATCGCGCCAGCTGCTGAACAGGTAGAGGCTGCAAGCGTGGAAGCGCCGACGCAAACGGAAGCGCTGATTGTTTCGCCAGCGCCAGTTGCGCAGGCAGAAAGCGATGCGATCGATGCTGCACACCTGCTGGACGATGAGGCGACCATGCCGCCGGCACTGGCGACGGAAGCTCCCATCGTTCCGCCTCGGACTGAAAAAGAATCGATCCAAAGCAGGAAGCAGGCCGCCAATGCACTCGCACAAAATCAGCAAGCGGTGCCAGCAAGCGCGACCCACGCTGATCTGACAGGACAGCACGCCCAAGCCATCGCCAACTACAAGGACGCGGCTATATCTGGTGACGAGGTGGCGGCGCAGGCTGCCGAGCACAATCTGACTGCAGTCCGGCAAGAATTGAATGCGGCGCACGGCGCGGCGGCTAAGGAGGTTGCAGATCAACTTGCCGCAGCGCAGGCAAAGATTGAGGCCAAGCCAAAGACTGAGAAGGAAGCGAAGGCGCGGCGGGAGGCAGCTAAGACCATTCAGACAGAATCGGCGCCCGTCATCGACACGCCAACCGCGCTTGATGTCGCTGCGCATGAAGCGGCTACGTCTCCCTTGAATGATGCGGCTCAGCCAACAGATAAACAAAAAGAGGCTGGTAACTATAAGGTTGGAAAAATCAACCTTCATGGACTGGACATTTCCATTGAAAACCCAGCCGGTTCCACGCGTAGCGGTACCGGCAAAGACGGCTTGGTATGGGAAACCGAGATGCGCCACCACTACGGCTACATCAAGGGTACCGTCGGGATGGACAAAGACCACATCGACACCTTCATCGGCACCAATCACGATAGCGACAAGGTGTTCGTGGTGGATCAGGTTGATCCAGTCACTGGCAAGCCAGATGAACATAAAGTCATGCTCGGCTTTGATGGCAAGGAGCAGGCGCAGGCCGCATACCAGGCTAATTATGATAAGGGCTGGACCGGAGGCAAGGCCATCACGGAAACGTCTATGCAGGGATTCAAGGACTGGCTGAAATCGGGTAACACGAAAAAGCCGTTTGCGAAACCAACGACCGAGCGCCAAGCGAAGGCGCAATACCCCGCACCGAAGCTGACCGGCAAAGCCCGCCAGAAAGAACACGCGCGCCAGATGGCCGACTACTTCACGCCGGGCAACGTGGTGAAGGGCTATTACGGTCACGATCGCGTTATCTCGTACACGCCAAGCAACGGCCAAGGTGAAGGGTTCAGCGTCACGGTCGAGCACGTCAAGCAGGAAGACGGCCAGTGGGTGCCGACTGGCGAAGGGCCGCGCATGCATCGTACCATTCCGGGCGAACGTGAGCTGCGCGCCGGGCCAGTTGAGCGCGCGGCGCCCGCTGCCGACCCTGAACAGCCGGTGGCGGTTCCCAAGACGGAGAAGCAGGCCGAGCAGCCAACCAAACTCCAAGGAGAAACTGCAGCCGAAGGCCGCGCCCAAGTAGTCGCACAGGAAAAGCAGCGGGCCGACACCCAGGCCAATGAGCGCAAGCTTGCCGAAGCCGAGCGGCAGGCCGGAATCCAGAAGGAAATAGCATCACGCCAAGATGCCAGCTCGGATAATTTCCAGTTGGGGCAGAGTGCCGACGATAGCCTTGCAGGGCAGGGGGATATTTTTAGCCAGCCGGCGACGAATACTCCGAAGGCATTGGATTCGGATGGAGTCAATGCCACACAAAAATCCAAGCCAAAAACCGAGGGGGAAGCCAAGGCATCCCGGGTAGATGCCGCGCGTAAAGGGATATCCGTTGGCCGCACGCCAACATCTGCCGAGCCGGTTATGGTCAAAGACGGCGTGGTGCACATCGGCAAATACCCGGCGCAAAACTTTGAAACCGGCGAGGACGTAACCGTTGCGCCCGACGCGACGCCGACGCAAATCCGCGACGCGCTGGTTGCTGCCGGGGCGATTGGCGCAAAAAATAAAGTATTCGGCCTGAATTCGCCGTTAGCCGATGCCGCCTATTTCCGCGAAACTCTGCCAGAAACTCCTTCCGTTCCGGAGCGGGTTGGCCAGCAGTCGTCGCCAAAGCTGAATGAGCATGAGTTGGCCAAATCAAGGAAGGCAGTGGCAAAGCTGAACGTCGCGCTCGAAAAATCAGGCGTGGAGCCGGTGCAGGCGCTGAAGACGGCGCCGACCGCCGAACATGCCCTAGCCAAGCGAATTGGCAAGGCATTCGGCATCGATGTGCATTTCGTCACCGGCAACACAACGTTCGAAGGCGTCAGCTACAAAGGCACCGCCTACATTTCGAGTAGCTTGCGCAGTCCGGCGCTGGCGATTGCCGGCCATGAAACGCTGCACGCGATGGAGCAGAGCGATCCAGCAATGGGAGAGCGGTTGCGCCAGCAAATTAATCAGTATCTGCTGAAAGATACGGTCGCTAATCGCAGCGACTGGGAGCAGGCCCGTAGTGGCGGCCAGGACGTGTCAGTCCGGACGGCTGAAAGCGAAGTGCTGGCCGATATCAACGGTGCGATGTGGATGGACCCGCAGTTTTGGGGCGATCTGGCGAAGGCCGACGCCAATCTGTTTCGGCAAGTTGCCTATCGTTTCATGCAGGTAGCAACTCGAATCGTGGATAGCTTGGCCGGGACCAACTTCGATCTGCATGCATTGGTGTCGGATGTGGCGGCGGTGCGCGCGATCATGGTGCAGACGTGGGCAGAACACGTTCAGAACAGGGGCGGCCAAGCCAACGAAGAAGAGGCGCAGTTCTCGCGCGCCGATGGCACACTGGACGATGATATTTTGCGCAGCATTGCCTCAATTGGTGACGCATTCCAATTCAAGGCATCGCCCAGCACCACCGTGGAAGGCATTACGCACGATATCCGGCCCGATATCAAGGTGCGCAAGATCACCAACATTCCCGGCGAGACGCGCTATCAATTCGATTTGCCGGACGATACGATGGCGCGCATGATGGTGCGGCCGTTCAATAAATACGGCAGCAGCCTGTACGGCTTCAACTTGAATGACGGCGAGATGGTGAACCGCGAAAGCGATCGCCCCGGAAAAAATGCGGAAGAGGCGCACGGCAAGGACGATGTCTGGATTGACGTGTCACTCCTGAGCGAGGGCGGCAGCTTCGGCGCAGCCCTGTACAACATCGCGGCGAACTATGCCCACAACACCGGCAAGGTGTTCATAGGCGACCCGGCCGGGATTACGGACGAGGCATTGCGCCGGCGACCGGAGCAAATGCTATCGTCGGCACTGAAGTTCGGGACCACGGAACACCTGGCACCGCATCCGCACCAAGTCAGCGGCAAGCGTAGCGCCGGCATTGCGCCGCTCGATTGGGTATATGGCGACCACCTTGGCAATATCCAAAAATTGATTGACGTTAATCTCCAAAATCTTGACAATCAAGGCGGAAATGGAGGAATTCAATACGATGCATCCACTGGACGTTTCACTGGCGCCGACGGAACGCGCCTTACGCGCAAAGATATACGCGGATTGGCAAAAGCTGGGCTGGGTAGAGCAGGAAATGCAGGTGGCGATACACTTGCGCGACACGCTCTCCTCAAGTCATTGCTACAGCCATTACGCGCCGGACAATCCGGACGGCAGCCCCTCGGAGTCTTGGCACATCTTAGCCGGCAGCTGCGCAACCATGTGTCCACCGTGGATCAAGGCTCTGGCGAACTTAAGGGAATCCTCTATAGCCGAACCGGCGACCTAACCGCTGACGGCGCGCTGGGCGACCGCTCCGCGCCCATTATCACTCCCAAGCAACAATCCCTTCCACTGGAAGGCGCCAAGGCCGGCAGCCGGGCTTCATGGGATGCGCCGGAAAACACCCGGCTCGACAACATCATCTACAAGTTGCAGGACAAGCACATCGACCTGCGGCGCGCGGTGCAGGCGATCACCAAGGAATCCGGTCAGATCGCCGACAGCTACGACCCCTATCTGCAGGAAGAACTGTTTCATAGCCGCTCGTCGTCGCGCGTCGAGGCGTTCGTCAACAAAGAGTTGACGCCGCTGCTGAAAAACGCTGTTGCCCGTCAGCTATCGCTGGATGAGATCGACCAATACCTGCATGCGCGCCATGCTAAAGAAGCCAATGCGCTGATCGCCGAGCGCAATCCCGAGATCCCGGACGGCGGCTCCGGCATGACAAACAAGGATGCAGATGCCTATTTTGCCGGCCTGACCGATTCCAAGCGCCGGCATCTGACCGCCGTGGCGGAGAAGGTGGACGCGATCTTGGCGGAAACCCGGCGCCTGTACGCATCCTACGGCCTGGAGTCGGCCGGTACCGTCAAGGAGTGGGGCGACATGTTCAAGCACTACGTACCGTTGATGCGTGAAGACGATGGCGCCGGCATGGGGATCGGACAGGGATTCTCGATCAAGGGCAAGGAAGTCAAGCACCGCACTGGATCGACCCGCTCGGTGGTGAATATTCTGGCCAACATCGCCCTGCAGCGGGAGAAGGTGATTGTGCGCGGCGAGAAGAACCGCGTGGCGGTGGCCTTGGCCGGCTTGGTCAAACTGAATCCGAGCCCGGATTTCTGGACCTTTGCGCCCGTTCCGGAGCGGCGCTACAACGAAGCCACTGGGCTCGTTGAGATGAGCATCAATGGCAACTGGAAGAGCGCAGACAATGTTGTCGTGGCAAAGATCAAGGATTCCAAAGGGGAAATTCAGGAGCGTGCGATCGTATTCAACGAACGGAACGAGCGCGCTTTACGCATGGCCAAGTCCATGAAAAATCTGGACACGGCGCAGCTGAATGGCTTGCTGGGCGTATCCGCGAAGATTACCCGCTACTTTGCTGCGATCAACACCCAATATAACCCGGTATTCGGCGCGACCAACCTGGTGCGCGATATTGGCGAATCTACGCTCAATCTGTCTAGCACGCCTTTAGCGGGCCAGCGCCTGAAGTTGATGAAGAATATTGGCCCGGCACTGGTGGCAATTGGCCGCTCGACCCGCGCTGATCGCAAAGGCAAGACGATTGATTCTGACATGGGCAGGCTGTGGGAGGAATATCGGGCAGAGGGCGGCGCAACGGGATTTCGCGATATGTACGCCAACAGCGCCGACCGCGCCGATGCGATCAAGTCCGCAATGGACCCGACCGCCTGGATGGAAAGCACCGCCGGCAAGATGTTTACTGCAAACGGCGCTCTGAAAGTGCCGATGGCGAAATTGCAGGGCGGCGGCAAGGTGATGCTCGATTTGCTATCCGACTATAACGAGTCGATGGAAAACGCGACCCGGCTGTCAGTCTACAAGATGGCGCGCGAACAAGGTATAAGCAAGCAGCGCGCCGCCAGCATTGCCAAAAATATCACGGTCAATTTCAACAGAAAAGGCCAATCGGCACAGCAGATCGGCGCGCTTTACATGTTCTTCAATGCCGCGGTGCAGGGAACGGCGCGGTTGTCGCAAACATTGTTTACGATGGATGGAGGAAATATCAAGACCGCGCGCCTGACGTCCGCCGGCAAGAAGATCATCGTCGGCGGCATTGCATGGGGAGCGATGCAGGCGGTAATGCTGTCACTGGCCGGATTCGATGATGACGAGCCGCCTGAGTTCATTCGGGAGCGCAACATAATTATTCCTATCGGGAGCAAGAAATACGTCACCATCCCGATGCCGCTGGGCTATCACGCGATTCCGAATATCGGCCGTATTGCTGCCGAGTTTGCGCTGGGCGGCTACAAGAAGCCAACTGATCACGTCCTTCGGTTGCTGGGCGTCATTACGGAGGCATTCAACCCGATCGGCGGCGGCGGGATTTCGGTGCAAGGCTTCACGCCAACCCCGGCCGCACCATTTGTTGCCCTGGCCGTCGACAAGGACTGGACCGGGAAATCGATCTCTAAGCCGACCTTTGACAAACTTGAGCCAGGCTATACCCGCATTAAGAGTACGGCCAGCGCGCCTGCCAAGATGATTGCGGAGGCGATCAACTATCTCTCCGGCGGCACTGAATATGTGGCCGGTAAAGCCAGTCCGACGCCCGACCAGATTGACTATTTATTCGGGCAGGTGACTGGCGGTGTCGGCCGCGAATTGAACAAGGCCGCCCAGTCCGTGACGGCGATTGCAACTGGCGACGACTTGCCGCCACATAAAATCCCGCTGGTCAGTCGCTTCTATGGGGATTCAGAGAATGCCTTTTCAGCAAGCAACAAGTTCTACGCCAATACAACGAAGCTGCACGAGCATGATAAGGAGATCAAAGGCCGGTTGGAGGATCGCCAGCCGATCCAGGAATATATCGACAATAATCCTGATGTGAGCATGATTGGCTACGGGAAAGCGGTCGAAAATCAAATCAAGTTACTGCGCAACCAGCGCAAGCAACTGGAGGCAGAAAACGCATCGCGCGACCAGATCAAGGAGAGTAACGACGCAATCACCAGAAAAATGCAGGAATTCAACGAAAGGATGAAAGAGGTGAACGTGAAGTGA